GAGGGCGAGGTTGTCGAGTGCGTCGGGGTAGGGGTTGGTGATGCGGGCCATGTCTGTGTCTCCGTGGGGGTAGGTGTGGGCGTGGGTGTCGGGGTGGGCGTCGGGGTCACGCACGCGGGCTGCACGACCGCCACGAATCGCAGATCCGCGGTGTCGTTGGTTCCTGGCTTGCGGACCTTGACCGTGTCGCCGACTGTGCCGTCGAGCGGTCTCGTGGTCGTGAGGGTGGCGATGCCGTTGTGGGCTGGAACTCGCCTGGTGCCGCCGCCCGCGAGGCCGAACACCCACGAGTCGACTGGGGCGAGGATGATGCGCGGATCGTCGGCTGTGATCGTGTACGTGTATGGGCCTGGGCCTGCCGGGTTTGGGCAGACCTCGAACGACCCGGATCCGTGACCGACCTGGCCGGGTGAGGTGTAGTCGGCGTGTGCTGGGGTCGGGACGGCGATCGCGGTGAGCGCGACGGCGGCGGCGATGGCGAGGCGGCGCATCATGGCGCCTTCACCTCGGCCTCGGGCGAGATTGCTTGTGCTGATCTTGATGGTGGTCATGGGTCACTCCTCGAAGGGGTTGTAGTTGTCGTCGGGCATGTGGGCGGCGCACAGTGGCCTGCCCTCGCCGATGTCCGTGATCGGGCTGGGGGTGTTTAGTGGTTCCATAGTTAATCCTCATCTACTAGACATGTGCATCCAACAACGAGGGAATTCTCGTCGTTGGGCATGAACTCCCATTCACCGCCACAGTCCTCATGCAGGCGTCTCCACCAGTAAGGGACTTTCGGCTTAGAACTTGATTCCACTACTTGACTCATTGAAGTTCCTCTTCTCCTTGAGACTCCTCATGATCATGGCGTCAATAGCGGCGTTGGACCTGAGCACGTAGTACCACAGGTCCTTGAACGGCGTGTTCATCCGGTCGATCCGTCCGTACGCTTGGTGCCACACTTTATAGGAATAGGTCAGACTGTAGAAGACCATCGCGTCGGTATCTGTGCAGTTCCAACCTTCCGCGCCGGCCACGTACTGAACCAGGTAGATCCACCGGTCGCCACTCGGTATCGGTTGGTGCTTGTGTCCATTCCACTCAGCCACCTCTACCTCTTCGCCGTCGATCAGAGCGTCCCCCAGCGTACGGAGGATCTCCAGCTCGTAGTTGAAGTTGTAGAAGATGATGAGCTTGGGGTGCTTCTCCATCAGCTCCAGGACGGCATCCCGACGGCTGGCGTCGCTGTTGACGATCTTGCGCATGACGCTGAACAGCTCAGCCACGTCCCGTAGTGGGCGCTGCTCGAACACATGCCAACGCTGAACCATTGCGCTATGAAGAGACTCCTTGTCGTGGTTCACCAGCATGTGGTGCGTGTGGCGAACCGTGTGCCTCTCGTACGGCATGTCAACGAGAATCGACTTCTTCAGCCGCTCCAGCTTGTCCTCTCCGGTGTAACGCTCTACCTTCGGGAACTTGCTGAATCGGACGTAGACGACGTGCTCTCGCTTAAACTCCGTACGATTTCGATAGAAGCCGTTAGCGATGAAGACAGGAATGTAGTCAAGCCACGTGTCACCAGGAGTGGCACTAAGAAGTATCCAGCGGTTACGCCGGGCAATCTTAAGGAATGACTTTGTCCATGCTCCAGCTCCAACAAGACGTTGTTCGTCAAATACAAAGAACGCGTCCTCGACATCCTCGTACCTCTCGATGTTGTTCCATGAGTCGACCGTGAGCAGTCCCGCGACAGACATCTCACGACCAACACCGAACTTGATGAATTCCTCTTCCCAGTCGAAGCTGTCCCTCTTCTTCGCCGTCGTGATGACGATGACGTTCTTGGGCGCTTCCTTGGCCATGTAGTAGGCGGCAGCGGTAATGCTCTTGCCAACACCCGTTCCGCCCAGCAGGATCTTGCCGTTGCTGAGCTTCTCCACGGCCTCAGTCTGGTGAGGCTTGAGCTCCACTCCAGGGAGCTTGATCGGCGACTCCTTTTGCTCAGGAGGCGACGGAGGCGGAACCATCCCGTTCATCCGAAGAGTCTCGAGAAAGTCCGCCTCCGTGCTCCCGGCCCATAGATCAGCCATCCTTCGGCAGCCTCAGGTGGGTCTCACCCTCGAACTCGACACCATGGAGGAACTCGTTGTTCCGAGGCCTCATGTCCAGCCACGGCGTGTGGTCCTCCACCGTCCCGTCCGAACGCACGGTGAAGTGCGAGGAAGGCTCCCCATGGGGTGGGGTGACGATGATGTCGGGCTTCCACGTCATGTCCGGTGGGTCCAGAACTGCGATGTTGAAGCCGGCGATGGCGTCGTCGATCTTCTTGGACAGCTGGCTGTAGTCGACCGTGTGGAGCTTGATCACGTGGCGTTTGGGCATCCCGTGCCAGAAGACGTGCTTGCTGATGAGCTCCCGGTGGTAGCAGCCGTCGAAGCTGCACTCGAAGTGGTAGGTCCTGAGCATGATGCCCGTCGTTGCCTTGTAGCGGTAGACGTGCTTGTGCTCGGGGACGAACCGATGGTGGCCGGCCTGCGGGAAGAAGTGCAGGTGCGACATGATGCCGCGCCCACATCGTGCACACTTCTTGGGGTTGTACTGCATAGTGGGTTCTCCTTGTCTACTAGTGGAGGTACCGCCCCTGGAGGCGGCTGATTGCTCGCTCTTCCTCCATGTTGATCTGGTGGATGCGACGCACCATCATCGCGTCCAGTCCGGGCTGGAGTTGAAGCCGATGGACATGCCGTCGACCTCGCCTGCCTTCACCGCGTCGAGCAGCTCCGACCCCGAGATGGTGTCGATGGCGCCCTCGATGATGATCCCGTCCTCCGTCTCCCGCACCTCGATGATCTTGCCGACCGGGGGGCGGTAGTTGTTGCGCTGGCGCTCCTTGATGACCCACTCCTGAAGAGCGGTGTGGGCCTGACCGAGCCAGTTCTCGTGCGGGTTCTCGATCTTGACGGAGGACGCGTAGGTGTAGTTGCCCTTCCAGTCGTAGTTCTGGACCGGGATGCCCTCACGGCAGTCCCATTCCACCGAGTACCCGCGGTCGATGACCCGTCGAGCCCACTTGGGGCCGTTCCGACGAGCCTGGGTGACCTTGCGGAGGCTGAACTTGACGTCGTAGAAGTCGTCCTCGAACTGGTAGACCCCGAACGTGTCCTCGTAGAGGTCGATTGGCTCGTACGAGAAGTACCGACTACCCCACCAGGCGTCCAGAGGGTTGAGCGGGATGTTGCCGTGTCGCAAGCATGCCCACGGGCGGTACTTCTTGTTCTTGAACGGCCACCACCAGAGCGTGCGCCAGCCATCGCAGTTGTGGTGACGGTCGTAGCCCATGTCGTCATCGAACCAGAGGTCCCACCACAGCTGGCCACCGTGCGTGCGAAGGCTGATGTTCCGCTTGTAGCCACGACCCAGCCACTCGAAGAACTTGCCCATGTTCGGCGTGTTCATCGAGAAGAAGATCGCGAACCAGTACCCGTAGATGTCGAAGTGGAACGGGGTCTCCGAGCCGCGGTTGCCGAAGTGCAGACGGAACCCCACGCCCAGCGAACCGGACTTACGACGTCCGTACGCAACCTCGAGGTGGTAGTCGACACCCTTCCGCATGTAGTCGGGGTCGTTGAACGTGAGCCAGCCACGCCAGAGACCGGGCTCCTTGATCGCGTGCTTGCGCACCGAGCGGATGTTGAACGCTGCGTAGATAGCCAGCGTGATGAGCACGCCCAAGAGGACATGCCAGATTTCGATGTGCATACCTGCTCCTTACTTGACCTTGGCCGCAAGCAGGATTGCCTGGGCGTTGAGAACCTGAGCCTGGGCAGCCAGGAGCTCGGGCATGACGAACTTGCCGTCGGAGTACATCAGCTGGTAGACGTTCTCCACGGTTGGGTTCTTGTCGGCGACCTTCTTGATGGCCTCGATCTGGACGTTGATCCGAGAGTTGAGGACGCGGAGCTCCTGCATCAGGAGCGCACTGCTAGCCACCGTAGGGACGCCCGTATCGCGGGCCCTGGTAGGGGACCCGACGGCGAACGCCATCACGGACCTCGAAGGACTGCCCGTAGCGCGAGAACACGCCGTTGGGACGAGGGTCCCGGACGCCGTACGTACGAGCCGGCGGCTCCTCCTGCTGCGTGACCTCCTTGAGCGGGGTAAGGGTGGCCATGGCCTCCTCGTAGTCCTGCCCGAAGTGAGTCAGCTTGAAGTTGACGCCGTTGATGCAGATGATCTCGCCGAACTTCACGTCGTGGACGCGGTCGTCGCCGATGTAGGCGATGGACTGCCCCTCACGCTGGCCGAAGAACTCGTCCATGATGCCGCTGAAGAACGAGGGGTTGGAGACCTTGTTCTCGGACTCGGTGTCGCCCTCGGTCTTGACGTCCTCGTGCAGCTCGGGGTCGTACTCCCAGAGCGTGGTGAAGAAGCCCTGTCCGAGGGGTGACGCGGTGACGCTGAGCAGGTCCCAGTTCTGGTAGGCCGGCTTGGCCTGCTGCTGGTTGATGCGGTGGGTCAGAGCCTCGTCCATCCGGACGGCGAACTGCTGGACGGTCTCGTACTTGTTCCGGCGGTTGACCTCGGTGTCGATGGTGATGACGATCTGGCTACGCATGATGGTTCTCCTTCTGATATGGGTACTGCTGGATGGGGTTGGGTTCAGCTCTCGCTGGGGGTCTCGGGCTCGGCCTGCTCCTGATCCTGCGTGAGCTCGAGGGCGATCTTGAGGCACTCCTGGCAGGTCTTGTTTGGGCGCTTGCCCTTGGGGTAGAACCGCTCGCCACAGATGGTGACGACGTGTCGGTTCGACATGCCGGCCACATCGATGACGTCCTGTGAGGACATCCCCTCCTGCCAGATGTGCTCGTTCTGGAGCGGGTTGACGATGTGCCTCAGGACTTCCACTGCCATGATTCCTCCATGTACTCAAGGACCTCCAAGACGGAGTCCATGATGTTCAGCTTTTCGTCCTGGGAGAGGTCCTCCCAGGCTCGGGTGTTGCCGACGATCCGACCACGCTGCTCGGTGTACCAGCGCTTCGCGATCGATTCGAGTTCTTCCTTGCTGTGATGGGTGATCACTCGTCCTCTTCCTCCGAGTTCGCCTTGTGCTCTACCGGGTCCCACCAGGTGCCGACCACGTTCTTCTCCAGGTGCGGTGCCTTGGTGACGACGAAGCCGAATCCACCCATGTGGACGCCAGGCGTGCAGAACGCACCCCAGCCGTCATCGCCGTCGCTGACGGTCCAGACGTGGTAGACGTTGAGGTCCTTGGCCAGGAGGAAGGCGTTGACGTCGTCCATGGTGTTGAATACCGTGCCGCCGTCTTCCATCTCCATTGGCTCGTAGATCCTCCAGAACTCGTCCTCGTTCAGCTCGAGGGTGCGGTCCTCAGGCATCGAGATCTCCGTATCTCTTGGTGGGGCTCAGCTCGAGCCCTCGCTTGTAGTTCTCGCTGGCAGACTTGATGATCTCGTCCACGGAGATGGGCTCCGTCTTCGCGATCTCGTTGGCCAGGAGCTGGATCATGCCGTACATCTCCTCGACGACCTCGAAAGGCCTCTTGGGACGACGGGCAGTGGGAGGAACGAGAGCGCCCTCCTCATCGACGATGTCCTTGTACCCGTACTTGACGTACTCGATCTCCACGGGACGGGTCGTGGTCTTCTTGATGACGAGCTCACTCATGGGGGATCTCCTTGTCGACGAGGGTCACTCTCTGATCATTCATGGCCTCCCAGAGGATGACGTTCATGAGGGCCCTACGGGAAAGCCCTCCGATCTCCTTGCACCTGGCGTCGAGCTGCTCGGCCAGCTGCTTGGACATGACGTGAGTGAACTGGGTCATGTCGGGCTCGGCGTCCGTACGAGGCTGCCGACGTGCGAGCGTTGCGGGTCGAATGGCCGGAACCTCCGGCGTCTCCTCAGCCACGGAACTTCGCCTTCAGCTTCTGGATGCCGGCCTTGATCTCCTTGCGGTAGGTGATCGCGCCGACGGTGCCGACCGTGACGAGCGTGATGGTCAGACCGCGTCCGTTGATGGGGGTCTTCTCCTTCAGCTCCTTCTTGGTCGGCGGGATGAGCAGGAGGACGTCGTTGAACGCGGCCTCAGCACCCGAGTAGTACGCCCAGTCCATCTCCGTGGAAGGCTCGGGTCGGCTCGGGATGGTGGACTCGAGGTGGTCGACGTGCTCGCTGACCTCTCCGGCCCAACGCTGGACCGTCTCGAGGTTGTGGTCGGAAATGACGTGCTGCTTCATTGCGGGTCCTTTCGGGATATGAGACACAAACGCAGACCACGGGATTGTGGTCTGGTTCGAACTGCTAGTTGGTCAGGAAGAAGTACGTGTACGCCTTCTTGATCGCTTCGGGGTCCTGGAGGATGTCACTGCGCCCATCCTGGACGCCGCTGTTGTACGCATCCAGCGCGTGCTTGTTGCACTGCTTGATGTGGTTGTGGTAGCGGCGACCGTAGATGACGGCGGCGGTGAGCCATCCGAAGAACAGGAAGAAGAGAGCGGTCAGGTAGATGACGATGTCGGTGTTCATTCTGGGTCCTTTCGTAGGGGGTTCATTAGAGGGCCAGATTCTCACGCGACACAAACGCAGACCACGGGATTGTGGTCTGGGTTGAGTTCTACTTGGAGTTCTTGGCGAAGTCGTTCTTGATCTCGGCAATGGCCTGCTTGACGATCTGCTTGATGGTGAGGGAGTAGATCGGGTTGCGGTCCTGCCGGATGACGGTGACGTTGTCCATGGTGTGTCCTTTGGTAGGGGGTTCATTACACCCTCGGTTTTTCCTGCGAGATACAAACCAAGAGCCCTTGTTAGGGGGCTCCTGGCGAGGACTTCTACTTCTGGTTCTTCTGCTTCTTCTCCGAGATCTTCACCTGCTTGGCGTAGGCACGACGGCCCTGTGCGGCGCTGAGGCTGTCGATGACCTTGGCTGCTGCGGTAGCGGCCATGGCACCAACGGCGATGACGCCGACAGGGTTCTCGTTCCACTGCTGCTTGAGCTTGGCGGGGATCTGAACGTTGATCTGCATGGGAGTTCCTTTCATAGGGTGGTTTCTCATTACACCCTCGGTTTTCTCCGCGAGACACAAAGCTAGACACCCGGATGGATGTCTAGTTGAGGCCTGTTGGTTCACCAAGTTAGATCGTTGTCCCAGCTGTCAAAGTCCTTGTCTTCGTTCAGTGGTCGGTCCTGAATCGAAAGCATGACGATATAGGCAACGAGCACAGGTACGAAGAAAGGGATGAGGCTGTAGATGGTAAGCATGGATGTTCCTTTCGTAGGGGTTCTCATTACGTGCAGAGTTTCCTACGCGAGACACAAACCTAGACCCCGGGTTAGGGGGTCTAGGCTGTTGTGACTACTTCAGCACGAGGGTCTGTTCGGCGTCCTTCGGGACGACCAGGAAGGAGCCGGCAGCGAGCTGGTACACGTTGTTCCCGGAGTTCGTCTCGTCGACGGCCCACTGGGCCACCTCGTTCTGGTACTCCACGAGCGCCTTCTCTGCCTTGATGGCATAGATGACGATTCCGGTGTACGCAGCAACGAAGGCGGTCGTGGTGACGACGGCGACGGTCACGTCCGGGTTCTCGGCGATCTTGCGCTTGAGGCTCTGGAGCTTGGTCTTCATTGTGGTTCCTTTCAGATTGGGTGTTGATTGGTCATTACAGGCTCTGTTTTCTGTGCGAGGATGAAATTATCATCGAACTTATATAGAGCCCATTAGGCAGGGCTTAGACCACGAATAGCCTAAGCCCTGCCCGTTGAGTGCCAACCCGAAGGTCGCGCTATGAAGATTGAGGTATGGCTAGGAAGGCCCTTGCAGTGGGTCACTTCCAACTTCGCGCGCAGGTCCTCGAGGACGACGTGCTCCGCCTCGTTCTGGTCCATGCCGGCCTCCATGTAGGTCTCGACCAGAGCGATTCCGACGTTGGCCTCCTTCTCGCCGAGGCCCAGCTGCTTGAGCGAGTCCTTGAACGTGTAGGTGACCGTCGGCTCGGGGAAGCGGTCCGCGTGGTCGTCCTCGACCTGCGGCTCGTCGTCCGTACGCTCGATGGCAGCGGACACGGCGTCAGCGTCGGTGGACAGGCCACCCACCTCGGTGCCGACGACCCCGACCTTCTTCTCGAAGGAGCCGTCGAACGCCTTGAGCGTGTAGACCTTGAAGCCGCTCTCGGACTTCAGGACCCAGTCGCCCACGAAGGCCTTGGTCTGGCGGTCGTTGAGGGGCCGGTGGACGTCGACCTTGATGTAGGGCAGCTTGATCTTGCCCGTCTCAACACCCTGGTCGTCTCGCAGGGTCTTCGTCGACGTGTGGATGTCTCCACCACACCAGAGGGCCACCTCGCTGAGGTTGTCCTCCGTCACCTGGACGGCGTCCACGGGGAACGGCTTCCGGGTGTACTTCTCGATCTTGAGGGTCATGTCACTTCACTTTCTTCTTGGTGTTGCTTGGGTGGTGGTAGAGGGCGCTTTCGCGCTTGCAGGTTGGGCAGACCCGGGAGCCCCCGCAGTTGACGTACTTACCGAAATAAGGAAGTCCTACGGGGGTCCCCCAGATCGGCTGACCATGTGAGGTGTGAGCCATTGGTCAGTGCCCGTATTGCTCCGAACGTGGGCGGTTGCTGCCGGCGAAGGACTTGGGGTGGGTCGACATCTTGCGACCCGGGTCGTCCACACTCCAGTAGCTCTTGCCCTTGTCGGACGAGAACATCTTGGTGTTCCGCTTGTTCTGCCAGATGCCAGTGACTCCATCCCACATCTCGGCCGAGTGCTTGTACCACTCCTCCGGGTCGTCCGTCAGCTCGGAGAGGTTCTCGTGGCGGAGAAGCTTCTCGAGCACTGGGATGGTGGCCATGGCCGAACCCCCCGAGTGACCGTAGGCGACGAAAGCCCTCACGCACTCGAGGTACCAGTCGATGACGTCCTGGTCCTCCCCGATCAGCTCCAGCTCTCGGCGCGCGTGGCCGACGAGCTTGGGGTCCTCACCGTGGTGCTTGATGTTGCCGGCGAAGTCCTCGTGGAGGCTGTTCGGGTTGTTGCGGTGGTCGACGTGCTTGACGCAGTGGCTGGCACTGCCGTCCTCGTTGGTCTTGACGAGGTAGTTGCACGCCCGGTAGTAGTTCTCTCCCTCGTAGGAGATCACGTTCCCGTTCGTGAACGCCGAGTCACCGACCTTGGTGTAGTCCGTGTTCTCGATGCGCGTCACGGGTCAGCCCTCGTACTCGTCGTCGACGATCTCGACGTCGATGATGTCGTCGCCAGGGCCGGCCTCGATCGCCAGCATCTCGCCGTCCAGGTCGACCTCGGGGATGGACGCGTACTTCTCCTCGAGCGCGTCCATGCGGATGGTCACGTAGATCGACTTGAGGTAGGCCTTGACGCCGGTCTCGCCGCGGGAGTTGGGACCCCACATCGAGGGGTTGATGATGAGGTCGACGTTCGCCATGTCCGCGAAGTCGAGCATCTGCACCAGGTCCTCGTCGATGGCCGTACGCACCTGCTCGAACTCACCGGTGGCGTGGTTCATGCGCTTGGCGATGAGGACAACGCGCGGCGGACGAGTGGGCTGACCGAAGCGGTTGCGGTAGCTGACGGCGATCGGGACCCAGGGCTTGGGCAGGTCGCCCTCCTCGCGCGGCTTGAGGTACTTGACGTTCCAGCCGTCCTCCTTCATGACCTCGGCGATCTCGTCGGGGAGGATGCAGCCGACGCTGCGGACGCCCTCCTCGTTGTAGGTGCCCTCACGACCGGTGAAGTTCTTGAAGATGAGCTGGGCGTTCTCGATGGTGACCGGCTGGAGGTTGCGCCGGCGGACCAGTTCCTGTGCCATGTGTGTTTCTCCTTGGTTGTGTCTTACATTGTGGGTGGGTAGTAATACGGAGTGAACAATATGCGCTCCATCGGCTTGGCCTTCCACTCGGGAAAGCGCTTGATGTAGTACGCATAGTCCTTCCGCAGGAGGTTGGCTTGGTGAGATATGACCATCAGTGGGTCCCCAAGCCAAGGGGGTGTCGGGCCGTCGTCTTCTTGCCGGAAGCTCTGGAAATATAGGGCAGCTGTCTTGACGAAACAGGTGTCCGCAAATCCAAGGTTAATGGTCCACTCGTCGCAGATTGCCTTCTGATACGTCAGGAGGGAGAACTCATACCCGCGCCACATCTTGGTGACTGGGTGGTTCACCCAACCCCGACCTGTCGTCAGAGCCTTCATGATTTGCAGATTCTCAACCCGCTGCTTTCCGAGTCGCTTCTGATCGAGCAACCCTGCGCATTCCTCGAAGTAGGCGAGAGGCGTTTCCGCCTTGCCCAGATAGGGAAGGAATGTCTGCATCTCGCTCCTCTCGGTTACTTACGAGGACTGATGGAGATGTGATCGAGGGTGTCGGAGAGGAGACGCTCGCGAATCTCCTTCCCGACGTTGCTCGTGTCAATGCGAGCGATGATGATGTGACCATCGCTCGAGACGAAGGCGGACCCGATCTCGAAGCCGTCGAACTTGATGGGCACCTTGCGGTGGGGCTTCTCGCACATGGGTCAGCCCTCGTGGCTGGCGAGGACGGCGTTGGCGTCGGCCAAGACCTTGGAGGTCTTCTTGGCGTTCTCCGACATCCCGTTCATGGCCTTGGCGACCTTCTTGGCGCTCTCGGCGAGTCGAGCCTCTTGGGCCCGCTTCTGGCGACGCTCGCGGTCTCGGGCCTGAGCCTTCAGACCACTGTCGATGGAGGCCTGGCGGTTGATCGCCTGACGCTGCTCACCGCGAGCGCGCTTCTCACTCTTACGCATAATGAACGTCTCCTTCTACTTGAGGAACTCCTGGAAGTCCCCGAACTGGTTGATGGCCTTGACGGCCTTGGACGCGAGGTCTTCGAAGTACGACATGTCGATCTGCACCTTGTCGCCCATCTGCTTCGCCATCTCCGCCTCGAGCCACGTGTAGCCCTTGGTCCCAGTGACGGCGTAGTTCTTGCCCTCGTGGTTGCGGTAGAGGATGCCTCCACCCGATTCCGGCATCACGGGCAGGAACAGCCCCGTGCGACCGACGAACTGCATCCCCTGGTACTGGTGCATGGGGGACTGGACCGCGTCGAAGTCGAGGAACATCGTCCCCTTCATGACCTGCTTGGCCTCGTAGTAGTCGTCGGGCATGATCAGCTCCTCCTGAGAGAAAAGCGTCTTGTAGACGTACGTGTGCTGGAACTGCGCACCCACGGCCTCCCACGTTCCGATCTTCTTGGCCTTCTCGGCCCACCCGACCTTCGCGATGTAGACCGCGTCGTTCACCAGGCACATCTTGGAATATGTGGCCTCGTGCTCGAAGGAGTACCCGTACTTCTTGCCGAACTCCGTGACCTCGGCGATGATCTCCGGGGTCGCGTTGGGGATCTTGATCGAGTCCGTCTTGATGTGCGCGACGGTGAACCCCTTCTCCTGGACGAAGTGCTTCAGGTCGATCATGAACAGAGCACCGCGCTTGGCGACGATGTTGTCCTTGTTCTTCATCATCCGGAACGGGTTGTCGAACTTGGCCGACGTCATTCCGTAGACGATGTTGATCACGATCTTGAGCGCGTAGGACAGGTCGTCCGCCGTGCTCTCGTCCTGGAGATATGGCTTGAGCTTGCCGTCCAGCATCTTGCGGGCATCGTCGAAGCGCTTGTGCTTGATCGCCATACGTGCCTTCAGCAGGTCCGCGTAGTTGCTGGTGTACTCACCGAAGTAGTTCATCTCGATGAGCGAGGTGGGGTGCATCGAGGCGACGTCCAGAACCGCGACGTCGTAGTGGATGCCCTTCTCCGCGTAGACGTAGCCGCCTTCGCTCGGGTCCTCGTCCCTGTACTTGCTCTTGCCGAAGTCGAACTCGTATCCCGGGAACATCTGGGACAGGTCGGTGTACTTGAACTTGGCCTGGGGGTTCCGATCCGCACCGAAGATGATGCGGGCGGTGTGCTTGGCCGTCGTGTCGTTCACCGTGAGACCGCTGAGCTCGGCCAGGATCTGGCGCGCCGTGAAGTCCGCCTTGCGGTCCTCGAAGGTTGCCTCCGTCCCGAGCACGTCGTTGCAGCAGTATTCGACGATCCTCGGGATCAGCTCCTCCGGGACCTCCTGGTCCCAGGGGATGTCCATCTCGATCTTGTGGATCCCCAGGTCGATCATGAACTTCTTCAGCGACTGCTTCTTCGACGAGAAGTCGTAGATGTCCGCGTAGGAGAGGTTGTAGGCCTCGACGAACATGCTGTTGCGGTCGTTGTTCACGATCTTCTGGCTGAGGTCGTACAGCTGCTTGTTGCTCATCCCCATGAAGCGCCCGTAGAGCATGTGGTTGTCGTAGCGGCGGTTGTTGAAGCCGACCAACTTCAGCTTGAGGAGCGCCTCGACATCGGCTGCCGAGGGGTTGATCATCTTGACGACGTTGTCCGCACCCTGGAACTTCCAGCAGATGATGAACAGGTTCGGGTAGACCTCGACGTCCCAGAAGACGAGGCGGTCGTCCGACGTCTGCGCAGCCGACTGAGCTGCCGCACCACCGCCGAAGGCTGCACCCTTGGTACTGGTGTCGTCCGGGTTGCCCTTGGGCTCGCCACCCTCGCTTGCCCACTTCATCTCGTTGACGACCTTGAGGGCCTGGAGAGACTGGTTGGACGAGTTCATGGCGAAGGACATGATCACCGGACGGAGGTCCGTCAAGTCGTAGGCCATGCCGGACTCGTGCGCCTCGTCCAGGATCTTCTTGATGAAGTCGACCGAGGACTTGGTGCTGGGGTGGATCTCCTTCCGCAGGTTTCGATCGATCAGGTCCCGAAGGCCCTTCTCGGTCTTGATGGTGCGTTCGCTCAGCATCTTCTTCTCCTTCAGAGGCAGGACCATGTTGAGTGTGGCCACTGGGATGTTGTTGCAATATGACAGTCGCCGACGCAGGGATGCGTCGCCCAACAGGGTCTTGACCTCGATGCCGTCGGAATATGACGACGAGAGCTGTGTGACGTCGCCCTCGTAGTTGTAGTGCAGATGCACCCCGTTGCCGCCCTTGCTGAGCTCTGCATAGGTTGGTGGCCAGACCGAAGCAGCCTCGAGATTTCGCTCGAGGGACTTCTCCCCGGTCTCCGGGTCCTTCAGATCGAAGTCGATGACGATGTGCTGTTCAGGAACCTTGACGAAATGGAGTTCCTTGGTGTCGAGAGCCGACAAGGTCGTCCGTACGCTTGCCCACTTCTGGGAAGGGATTTCGTCACCGAACTCGTTGATCCGGGCCAACTGAGCCGGCTGCTCAGCGAACTCGGTGTCGAGCAGCGATTCCGTCTCCTCCATGACGAGGGAGAACGTGTTCGGCTCCTTGGCGGGGACCTTGAACTTGTTGGCGTTGAAGCCTCCGTAGTAACTGCGCACATTGGCTCCTTCCAGCGTGTATCGGTCGTGGAACTCGTCGAAGTAGTTCCGGAGTTCCTCCCGCACCTTGTACATTGGGAGCACACGGTCGATGCCCGTGTCAGCGCAGAACTCCTTGTACAGGGTGTAGGCCTGCCGCAGAGTCGTGCCGTCCTGCTCCTTGAATATGTCGAAGGACGCCTCGATGAAGTTGAAGAACACGTCCGTCTGGAGCATCATCTCAAGTGGACGATATCCATTGAAGTAGTTCTTCCCGAGGTCGCGGTAGACCTCGAGGCAGTGGTGCGCGATCGCACCAAGCTCGAAGTCGATCTTCGCCATCAGGGTGTGGTAGTGATTCGTCGGGATCTTGACACCCGTGGGGTGGATGTCAATCAGTCGACGGATGAGTCCGGACTTGGCGTCCGAGATCTTGACTGGCTGGTTGGTCCCCATGAGGAGAATCGCATTCACCTTGGCCGTGTAGCCAGGCTTGTACTTTTCATTCATAGGCATGTCCTCGTGGGACACGATGGAGTTCAACCGGGCGTTGTCCTCGATCTTGCTGAGGTCACCGTCGTGCTGGATGGCCACGAGCGGGTTGTTCTTGAAGACCTCGGTAGCGAACGCAGCGCCTGACGACCCAAGCGCCTTTGCGTCGAACGTGGTGGTGTAACCCTCAAACATCTTCTGAACGACGTTGAGGATGGTCGACTTACCGCTTCCGGGTGGGCCGTAGAAGACTCCGAACTTCTGAATCCTCTTGGCGTCCCCGGCCACGATTGCGCCGATGACCCACTCGATCTTTGCGCGCTCTTCCGAGTTGTAGAGCGTCCCCACCAGCTCGTCCCAGGCACTGAAGTCCCCGGGCTCGAGTCGGTACGGCAGACGACGGCTCGCGTGGTCGGACTTCTTTACCTCCGTGTTGGCGAAGGTGAGGTGGTCGTCCAACTGCTTCGAGTTGTCGCTGACGTTCTTGAGGAACTTCTGGAATGCATACCAGCCACCGTTTGAAGCAGAGCGGAGGTATTTCACGTTGTACGGGATGTCGGACTTGGCGTCGAACTGCCGAAGCTCCTCGTCGATGAGACGCTGAACGTCGTACTCGTCCGTAGACCAAAGCCCTTGCTCTTCGTCCCAAACTGCGTAGAACGATTTGCCTCGAACCATCAGGTCCTTCGAGCGTCCGACGGTGAAGTCGGGATATAGCTCGGTGACGCCCTTGGTCTCCCTCGTACAAATCTGATAGAAATCCACTTACCCTCCTCTCGGTTATTGCAGCAAATATGCGGCCAGTTGGTACCAGATCTCGATCTTCCTCTGGTTTTCGTGAGCCAGTCTCAATGGGAACAGGCCTCCACGGCCATCCTCTCTGTAGGTCCGCCACACCACCGCATCCAGAACGTTGTTGATCTTGCGCTCAGGAAATGGTGTGACGGAGTCGTTGAACTGATCGATCTCGAGGTTGTGCAGCAGGTGCCAGAACCAAGCGCGCGGCTGACCCTCAGCTTCGAAGGCCAGCCGACGCGACAAGGCGATGAGCATCTCGAGCATGGAACAGTTGAGGTCCAGCCACTCCTCATTGACATGAGAAATGCCCGTCTCTTCGATGAACTCGTATCTGAGCTCTCGACCGTCCGCCGCTCGGTTGTCATCATTGGGAACGAACCAGACGAACTCCGTTGTGTAGAGCAGTCTGAGCAGGGACCAGTAGGTCCGTGATGGGTTCTTGAATCGAACCGACGCGACTTGACCGTAGAGCCACCTCAGATATGCATCATCCGGCAGCTCGGGGGTCACTCGTCCGACACCCGCTGACGCCGACGCGGCATCACGGAGTGCTCGATGTGGTCATCGGACTCGACCAGACCCAGCACCTCCTCGGCGTAGTTGCCCGTGTGACGCATGACCTCGAAGTCGGTGCCTATGCGCTCGTTGCGGATGAACACGACGTTGGGGTCGTCGCAGCCGTGACCGAACCGCTGCATGTTGTCCTGACCCACGGTGCCCTCGATGTCGTCGATCATAGCCTCGTCCTCGTCCACCAGCGTGTCGTCGCCAGCGAAGTAGGTCAAGACCTGCCGGTCGTTGTTGTCGGTGTTCTCCGACCACTCGTTCTCGGTGATGACGTACGGACGACCGAGCTCTCGGTTCATCCGCTCGGCCTCGAGGTCCCACTGATCCACGTTGAGCGCGACCCCTTCGAAGAGGATCTGGCTCTTGGTGGGCTCGATCGGGTGCTCGGAGTTCTCCTCCTGGACCTGCGGCTGCACCTCTTCGGCGACCTCCATAAGGCCTTCGTCAGCGGTGACCACCTCGACGGTCTGACCCTGGTACTGCGCCAGTGCCTCGGCTGCCTCCTCCGCAGGGGTGGAGACGGCGTCCTCACCGACGAGCTTCTTGACCGCCTGCTCGGGGGTCTCGAAGTCGCCCTTCTTGTTGAGCGTGGAGTAGAAGGCCTTGGCCTCCGCGATCTCCTGCTCGGCGATGGCCTCGAACTCCGCTGCGAGCTTGCGCTTGGCGTAGACGAAGCCCGCGGTTGCACCGACAGCCGTCGAGAAGACGGTCAGAGCGGCGGTTGCGATACGTGCGTTGTTCATGTCGTCATTCCTTTCAGTTGCCGGAGTTGCCGAGGGCCTTGAAGATCGGGCCGTCGACGTTGAAGTCGAGCAGGATGGCGCCGTCGGCGCCGACGTGGAACGGGTTGAGACCGCCGCGCTCCTCGTCCTTCCAGCAGCCGAAGTCGATGTAGCCATCGCCCTCGCCGTCGCGGAGCCACCCGGTGACGCAGCCGGCCTCGGTGTCGTCCATGCCCAGCTCGCGGTAGACGTCGTTCAGGAGGAGGTGGCCCTTCGCCTGGAGTCGGTCGTTGCAGTGGTTCTGGATGAGCCGGATGAACCAGCCGTTGCCCTCGATGGTGTTCTGGAAGTTGAAGTTGTCCGCGTCGAACACCTTCGAGTAGGGCGAGGAGCCGTCACCGAAGGTGGTGATCTTCTCGACCTTCGTACCGCCCTTCTTCGTCTCGACGAGCTCTTCGCGGGTGGAGGTCCCGTACATGAACTCGCGGTCCTTGTCCTCGCCGAGCTCCTCCTTGACGCGGCCGCGGTACTCCTTGAAGGCCTTGTCGACCGCAGCGAGCGTCGCCGTGAGGGCGGCGTTGCGACGGGTCAGAAGAACGTGCGAGCCACCCAGGGCAGCCAGCGAGACGACACCGAGCCCGACGGCCGGCAGGTACAGCTTGGTCACGTCGATGACGAGACGGGTGTGCAGGACGGTCTGGTCCTGCTTGAACTGCTTCTCCGTGTACTTCTCGGGCTTCTCGGCACGGAGGTCCTTGGACATCTCCTTCTTGTCCTCGAACTCGTCGAGGACGTCACCGAGGTGGAGGGTCGCCTTGCTGGCGAGCACGACCGTCCCGACGACACCGACGACGCCGGCACCGAAGAGGATCGTGGGGGCGTGCTTCTGGCCGGCGAGCATGGCAAGACCGGCCTTGCTGGTGAGGGCCTGCTTGGCCGCACCGAGGGTTGCTGCGATGTTCATGAGATCTCCTTTAGATCTTGTTCTGCTTCTTGAGCCGCATGTAGACGGCGATGACTTGCTGGTCACTCATCTCGGCGACCTGTGCAGCCCACTTGGGGGCCGGTTTGCCGTCCAGACCCTTGTAGGCCATCTTGACGGCTTCGCGTTCCTTGCTCTCCGTGCCCGCCATCAGATGAGGTGCTCGGGCTCTGGGAGCTTGAGCTCCCAGCCGTCACGGACTCGCTTGACGCCGGCCCCTGCGAGGGACTTCCATCCCCACTTCTCGTCGCGGAAGGTGGATCGGATATCCACGAGGTCGAAGAGGTCGCCCACGCTGGCCTGCTTGTAGGTGCTGATGAGGTGGAGCATCCGGCGGAGAACCTCGTCACCCTCCTCCTTGGTGGAGAGAACGACCTTGCGGTAGTTAGGGTTGAGGCCGGCAAGACCAGCCGTCATCTCCTCGCCAGGACGCTGCCACTTGGGCATCTGTCCGAGGGTCTCCGTGTACATCCACCCAGACTCCAGGAGGTCCTGGACCGTGGCGTTCTTGAGACCAGTCATCTGCGAGATGCGATCGAGCTGGTCCTTCGAGATCTTGTTCATATTTGGGTCCTTACCTTTCGTAGCGTCTAGCCGAGTTGGTCGAGTGATGCGCAGTTAAAATCGCCGCATGAGCAGACGATCCGGGTCCGGTGCTTGACCGGGTAGTGCTCTTCGTTTGGATCGATGTCCATCAGTCGAGCTGAACGGGGTTCGGGAGATCGAGCAGGTACCCGTCCCTGGTGCGGTGCGGGCGAGCACCGTCCATGGAGAGCCAGCCGAACTTCTCGTCCGTGTACTGCCCGGTGACTCCGACGAGGTCGAACAGGTCGGCCACGGTGGCCCGCCCGTACTGGATCGTCAGGGACTGCATCCGGGAGATGACCTCATCCGCCTCGACGCGCGAGGCCAGGATGATGTCGTTGATGCTGACGTTGCCGCGGGTGGTCACGGTCCTCGAGGAGGGCTCCTGACGCTCACGGGGATCCTGCATGAAGCCCGGTCGGTTGTAGTTGACTCGGGACGCCAGCGACGACCCGACCGAGTTGTAGTTGGTGCGGCTCGCACGCCCACGGCTCTCGCCGTAGAGCGCACGGTCGATGGCCTCACGACCGGCGTCCGCCACCATGTCCTTCGCCGCCGGCACAAGAACGTCCCAGAGCACATGGCTCGCAACGCTTCGTCCGTCATCGCCGGTGAACGCCGACGTGAACCTCTTGCCGAGGCTGGGCTTCTTCACGATCACCTTGCCGGTGGTGACCTGCTGCTGCTTCGGGGCCTCACCCTTTGCTTCGGGCTTGGCCTTCGGGGTCTGTCGGCTGTTGCCGGGGTACTCGTCCATGTTGTTCCTTCGAATATGACAAACCCAGACCCCCGGATTGGGGGCCTGAGCCTGTGAGATGGGTTGTTACGACTGGGACTTCTTGTCGGCTTGCTTCTGCTCCTCCTGCTCGAGCGCGTCGAGGAAGCCGTCGATCTGGCGGTTCACGTACCCGGTCGCGGTGGCGGAGACCATCTGGGAGAGCACGTAGCTTCCGACGGCGAGGGAGGCCTTCTGGGCCTTGGTCTCGGGGTCGGCAACGTTGTTCTTGATGATGGCCTTCGACACGGCGTAGGTCGTGACGCCGACGACGGCGTCGACTGCGTAGCGAACGAAGTGGCGCTTGGGCTTGTCGGACATGGTGTTTCCTTTCGTAGGGTGGGTATCTCATTATGGGACGGGTTTTTCATGCGAGTCGGGGCACCTGTTTACCGTGGGGTCGAAGCACGGCCTCGGCGGTCGTTTATATCCAGGCATCCGGAATAGGGTTGGAGAACCCCTACGAAGGACCCTTGCCTGGGACCCCTTCTCGTGATCGCGATCAGCCGTCCGTACGCGTGTCGTTCTTCCGCTGCATCGCCACCATGAGGACCTCACGGGACATCTTCTGCGGATCGGTGCCGGCGAGCTTGTCGAACTCGGCCTGTGGCATCTTCAGGAGCTCGTCGCGGGAGAACTCCTCCGGCTTGGTGCGCTCCTTCTGCCCGCCGATGGCCTGGTTCTCGGTGACGGGGAGGGCGTCGGGCATCTTGTCCACCAGCTCGACCGGCACGATGGCGCGGAGGAAGTCGGTGAACTCGTTGTCCGAGGCCTCCGGCCCGAAGAACTCCATGAAGAGCACCGTGTAGGCGTCCGACTGGAGGAACTTGCGGGAGATCTCGTCCGACTTGTTGAAGGTGACGCCATCGTCATCGCGGACACCGAACGCCCGCTTGATGATGTCCTTGTACGCGGCCAGGAGCTCGCCGGCAGCCTTGCGCTCGACGATGTCGGTCCAGTACGCGGACATGCCGCCCTTCATGTCGAACTCGAGCTCGGTGACCTCGGGCATCGACAGGTTGAAGTAGAAGTCCCTGGTGATCGGCTCGTCGTCGAGGTTCTTGAACGTGATGGAACGCTTCAGCATTGTTGCTTCCTTTCGGGTCCGGTCAGAGGCCGGGGAGTGGTGTGCCGGCCGTGTGCGGCCGAACGTGGGAGATGTTGATCTGTGCGACCTGGTTGATCTGGAAACCGAGCATGTTCGGCACACGGGCCAAATATGCGGCGAGATCCGCGTCACCCTGGATGTGCTTGGCGGCGGTCACGGCGTTGTCACCGAAGTCGACCTCGACGATGTAGTGGTCCATCATCGCGCCTTGGCGGGACGACCGCGCTTCGGAGCCGGCTCCACGTAGAGACCGTCCTCGATGAGCGTGGCCTTGAGAAGGATCAGGTAGTTGATGTGATCCCCGATCTTCTCATCCCACTCCGCCGCCGTGTAGGCCTCACCAGTCTCGACCATGTCGTAGACCGAGACGGTGTGCTTGGACATCATCCCCGTCACGGCCTGTGCCTGGTTGGCACCCTTCAGATGGGCGGCTCGCTTGAAGTTGGAGAGACGGTCCGTGTCGGACGCGTACTCCTCCGCCTTGCCGGCGAGTGTGTTCTTCGTCTGCTCCACCTGGGTGTCCAGCACCCGTTGGAACGTTTGGTTGTCCATGACTCTCCTTCGAATATGAGACAAACTGAGAGCCCGGGTTAGGGGCTCTCAGCTGTGAGGGTTCACGACTTGGTGGGGTTCTCCAGGTCGGCGAGGGTCTCGGTCGTCGACGAGTCGATCTCGAGCTCGCTCAGGTCGATGTCCTCGTCATCCTTCGAGTTGGACTTGACGATCACGACGGCGGCGGTTGCCAGGGTGGCAGCCGTGGCGCCGATGGCGATCAGGGTCTTCTTCGAGGGACGACGGAACTTCTTCTTGGGCGTCTCGGTGGTCGAGTCGATGACGATGCCGGGGACGGTCTCGTTGGACATGGTGGTTCCTTTCGTAGGGTGAGGGTTCTCATTAAAGCGCGTGTTTTTTCTGCGAGGCCCTATCACTCGCAGTACAGGCACTCATCAACGGAGCCGATGAAACCCCCTGATGGGCTCGACCTGGTAGCGGATCGAGATCGCCGGCTTCTGGTCCGGCGTCAGGCAGGTCGAGAATGCGATCTCCAGGAGCTTGTCCACATTCCAGCCGATGTCATCCGACACCTGGGTGTGCGGGATGCCGAGAAGGTCGTAGAGGTCGCTCAGAGAGGCGTAGTTCTGGATCAGGATCTGGTGGTTGAGGTCGTTCTGTGCCTTCTTCAGGTCCTCCATCGAGGACTTGAAGTACCGGTCGGACCACTCGTCGTAGACGTACGTGCTGTCGCCAGTGATGATGATCGTGGTCGGAGGGTTCTTGCTTCCCACCTTGTCCTGCGCGATGGCGTCGTCGATCTTGGTGGCCTTGTTCTTGCCGATCTGCTCGACGACCTTGTCCTTGTACTCGGTGAGGGCCTTCTCGGAGAGCGAGAACGCCGCCGTCATGGCCGCGGTGCGACGCATTCCGATCTTGGTGGACATGATGATCGCCGCGGCAGTGCCGACACCGACCACACCAGCAGGGATGTACTCCCGCCAGACCATCCGTGCCTGCTCCTTGAGAGGGAGGTCTGGGGCCTCCTCGGAGAGGATGCGCTCCGCGTGGGTTGCACCCTTGGCCGCCAGGAAGGCGGTCGCGCCGACGCCGGCGACACCCACACCAGCCAGGATGGCCGGGGAGTTGTCGTCTGCGAACTTGCCCAGGTTCTTGAAGATTTCAGAAATCACGTCGGTACTCCGTTGCCTTGTCGATGGTGTCGGCGTCTCGCGCCTCTCGTTCCTTGACGCGCCGAATATGCGCGCGGATGTCGTCAACCTCGTCCTTGGTGAGGTTCTCCCGAGGCTTCAGGATCTCCAGGCCCTCGAAGGTGGGCGTGGCGTTGACGAACGACTCGATCCGCTTGACGCGGCGTCGAATCTTGAGGGCGAAATATGCGAGCAGGCCTCCGACGAAGAGGAGGACCAGCAGCATGAAGACGCCGATGTAAAGGAAGACCGTCAGAACGACGGTCAGAGCCTCGTTGTTCATATTTGACTCCTTGTCAAGAGGCGAGTGGAAAGTTGTACGGACTGACCTTCGAGGCCAACGGATCGAAGCCGAATTCGGCCACCAGCTGGTCGTAGATGGTCCCGTCCGTACGCGGTGGGGGCGCCGGCAGGAACCGGACACCCTCGTCGACCACCTGGATCTTGGCGGTCGTGTTGTGGAGTGGCATGAGCTGCACTCGGATCGGCTGACGACGGTTCATCCAGTGGGGAACGCGGATGCGGCTCCCGTACTGAACGAACGCGATCGTGATCGCCAGCGCAACGATGGTCACGATTCCCATGAACATGAGCGTCTTCATCGGCGGTTCAGGATCTCGCGGATGATGATCCAGAAGATCCAGAGACCTCCGGTGATCAGCACGAGAAAGAAGTCGAGGATGAAGTTCCAGAAGCCGTAGCGGCGGCCACGTTCCCGAACGATGACGGTCGGCATGTTCAGCCCTTCTTCAGGTGGACGACCTTTGAGGTGCCCATGATGGTGATCTTGAACGAGATCTCCCCGCCCTTGACCGTGAACTCCTTGGTCGGATCCTGGGAGCCCAGCATGGACTCGGCCAGGGCATCGACGTCGGCCTCGGAGGTGATCTTCTCGCCCTGCTGCTGGGGGAACGTGCCCTTCCAGTACAGCGAGCTGGTGTCCTGGTCGACGATGTTGACCTCGATCAGGTTGTCGGACACCTCGGCCTCGAAGCCGTCGGCCTTCCAGGTGCCGTTCATGGAGGCGGTCTTGCTGGCCTGGCTCGAGACACCCGAGGCGTCCGAACCCGTGCAGGCACTGAGGCCGATGGCGAGCAGGGAGATGGAGATGAGCGTGGTGATGATGCGCTTGAACATGGTGATAATTCCTCTCAGAGATGGGTACTGCTGGATGGGTTGTGGAGCTGACACAAAGGGAGAAGACCTGTTTTCAATCCGCTAGAAGGGGCGGGTGTGAGCAGTCTTATAGTCTGCGGGTCTTCTCATTATGGGCCATGTTTTTTCTGCGAGGCCGTCAGGCCAGGGTGTACTTCTCGAGCTCCTCGTTCAGGCGCTCGATCTCGCGCTGCTGCCGGCCGACGACCGTGACGGCCACGATGCCGATGGCAATGGCGAACTTGTTGTTCTTCACGAAGCGGATGGTCTTCTTCATGATTCCTCCTTCCGATATAGCAGGAACGGCCCGAAGGACCGGTTTGGTGGGGCGACCTTGTGGTTCCAGTAACGGGTCCAGCTTCGGATCCGGTACCAGCGTTCCCCACAGAACACGCCGATTCTCCACTTCATATTTGTCTCCTCTCAAAGACAAACCCATACACCGGGATTGGTGTATGGGGCTGAGGTTCAGCTGACGATGGCGTTGATAGCGATCTTGTCGAACTCGTCCAGGGTGACGTTGGCGTCGTCCAGCTTGTTGGCGAGGTACTCGTTGAACTCGACCAGCTTCTTGATGGAATCCTGCTGTGCAGCATTCTTCTCGATGAGGGTCTTGTTGGCGAGCACCGCCGAAGCGATGGAGGCGGCAGCGACAATGGCGATTTTGGCGATCATGGCTAATCCTTTCATAGGGTCAGTGGGGTTCATTATAGGCCCTGTTTTTCCTGCGAAAAGACAAACCCATACACCGGGTTAGGGTGTATGGGCTGAGGTTCACGCCTCGGTGGGGGTGGTCTCTTGGGTGGCGGCCTTCTTGGCGGCCCGCTTCTCGCGGAGCACGCGGACTCGGTCCACTCCGTAGCCAACCGCGACCATTCCGACCAGCGTGCCAACGGTGGTGGCGACGCTGAGTCCGGCGGTCTTGGCCAGCTCCAGAGCGAACGAGGTCTCGGTGCTCTCGTCGGTGATGACGGGCTCGTCGATGTAGGTCTCGTTGTCCATGAGTGTTTCCTTTCATAGGGGGTGATTACTTCATTATGGCCCATGTTTTTTCTGCGAGACACAAACCTAGAACCCGGGTTAGGGGTTCTAGATCTGGGAAGGGGATCAGCTAGTGAGGTTAGCTGCCCATCCCGGCGAGCATCATGTTGGTCATCATGACCATTGCGAGCATCAGCGCGAAGAACGCGACGTAGGCAATGACGATGAACTTCAGGATCTTACCGAGGATGCGCATAGCGTTCCTTTCGTAGGCGTTTGTTCTTCTCATTAAACCCCCGGTTTTTTCTGCGAGACAAACGCAGACCACGAGATGTGGTCTGGTCTTGAACTACCGAAGCTGGGGGACTCGGTGGGGGTAGCGGCGGGCTTCATGGCCGATGCGGATAAGGCGCTCGAACTCGCGTTCTGCATTGATGCGCTGGAAGCCGAAGATCTCGATGATGTTCTCGATCGAGTCGTTCGGGTGGTCCAGCACAAGGTGCTTGAACTGAGTGAGCTCCTTGTCGCGGGCGATGATGGTCTCTAGGCTCATTCCCATGGTGGTTCTCCTTAATAGGTGGGTTCATTAGAACCCCGGTTTTTCCTGCGAGGTTTTGTCAGAAGTACCTCCCGGGGAATTTTTGAGAGACAATTTTAAGATCCTAAGACAAAAGTAGAGGACGCGATTGAGGGTTTATTCTCTTTCGCGTCCTCTACTTTTGAATGGCCTGACTAGGTCAGCAAGGTCATCCCTTGGGCTTGCCCAGGAAGGGGAAGATCTTGGTCGTGAGGACGTTGTCACGCTCGTGCCAGAGGACCATGCCGGCGATCCCGACGTTTCCAGCGATGACGGCCACCGTGTTGACATCCAGCTTCTTGGGTCGAGAGTTCTCGATCAGGTTGCTGAGGGTCTCCACGTGGGCCATCATCTTCTTGTACTCGTCGGAGTCGGCAGCGTGGTTCTTCAGCTGCGAGATGATGTTGGTCCGTACGACCTCGAGCTCGCTCTTCTCTGAGTGAAGCTTCCGGTTGAACATGCGGTATCCTTTCGTAGGGGGTTTCATTACAGGGTGAGTTTTTCACGCGAGCAAACACGTGTCATTTCACTCCCATTTTGAAGGTTTCAGCAGAGTTTGCTGAGCCCCTACTGCGGATTGACCTTGAAGGTGACTTCCTTCTGCTGGACCACGTCGGCAGGGTTGACGTAGTTCTTCAGCACCAGAGCGGCCTGCTTCACCCCGTCCTCGTCCTCGGTGACGTGGATCTCCCCGTCGAAACGGGCATCCGACTTGCGGAAGTTGGCCGACAGCCACATCACGACGACGCCGAGCATGGTCAGGAAGGCCGTACCGATGCCGGCGTAGGTCTCGACGTTCTCCCACTCCAGGGCCTGGCCCATGAAGAGGTAGAAGGTGATGATGGCGGGCCCCACCAGCTGGAGGAAGCTCTTCATCTTGTCGTAGACGTTGCTGCTGACGGTCACGGGCTGCTTGGTCGGCTCAGGGGCCGCGTGCTCGGGGGTGTAGTCCTCGTTCTCGTCCATAGTGGACCTCCTAGTTGGGGTTGCAGGTGATGGTGATGGTCTTGGTCTCCTCGTCGTATGAGCCGATGATCCCCTTGAGGACCGGCCCATCGCAGTTGACCATGTTGATGGCCACGACGCCTGTCGGGCCGGCTGGTCCGGTGGCGCCGTCAGCACCATCCTTTCCGTCTGCTCCAGGAGGCCCGGGGGGACCCTCTGGTCCGGCAGGTCCGGGAGCGCCATCGGCGCCGTTGACTCCGTCCTGACCATTAGCGCCTGTGGCTCCGGTTTCTCCAGCAGCGCCATCAGCGCCAGGGGGTCCGTTGTTGCCGTCAGCGCCGTCGAGACCGTTCTTCCCGTCGATTCCGGGAGGACCCGGAGGACCCTGAAGTCCCTGTGGGCCAGTCTCTCCTTGAGGGCTTCGGGGACCTGTGAGTCCCTGCAAACCCTGCTGGTGGTTGTCGATGACCTTCTGAGCGTTAGAACACAGCGCCCCTTGGTCAGTTGCGTTCACCCCAGGACCGAAGTCCCCCGAGGCACAAGCAGCATCGATCTGCTGCGCGAGCGTGAGCGCCTTGTTCTTCTGGTCGAAGTAGCCGTTCCAGGCCACACCAACCAGAGCCGCCAGCGTGATCAGCCAGAGAGCCACGAGTCCGTCGAGGATTCTGCGAGTCTTCCGGTCCTTTCCCCGCTTGGCGGACTCCTGCGTCAGGTCTTCGACCGGCGCCAGGTGTTCGTTCACGGCACTTCTCCCTTGCTATGTAGTTGTTCGCGAAGGTCGGCTTCTCGAGCGCGAGACTCCCGTAGCTGTCCTCGGAGAGTCGTGATGGTGGCTTCCTTGCGGTTGTTCTCGTCGATAAGTGCGAGGAGGTGCTCGAGAAGCTCCTCGTCTAGACCAGCTTCAACCCCGGCGTTGGCCGCCTTGGTTCGCTCCTTGCGGTTGTTGATGACAGCAACCATGACCACCCCGAGTGTGGTGATCGTAGTAGCGATAACACTGACGAGTGCGACCTGAACGTTGGGGTCCATTCCAGCTCACACTCCTTCTAGGTCTTGTCTATCACTCTCGCTGTCAGCAAAGCCGCGTTGAGCATGGCTAGGCCTCCATAGATCGGGATAGGGGTAGCGGCCGCACTGTCGTAATGCGCCGCGGCGATGATGAAACACGACATCCAGACGACGTGCCACATCATTCCGATCCAGAGACCGGCGATATTCAGACGTCTGAACGGCGTGGTCATCAGTACGGCAGATAGGGCGATCCACACACCCCAAATCCATACCTGCCCACGCGTGTAGTCGATCAGCGGATCGTACGAAGGAAATGAGAACCTGTCCACTCCTCCGATGAACACCGCGATGGCCAGACCGAAGTGGATCATGGCCATGATCATGGTGAACCACTGGGCCAGGTGAGTATCCACCCAGATGCCAGTGGCATAGAACTTGCATTTGCTCATGAGGTACCTCACCTATCCGGTCACCTTCCAGAGGCCCGCTATCTTGCCCCAGGCTTCGGACACTTTCCACACTCCGTTCACATTGACGTAGGGCACCGCTCGCTTCTTCACGCCGTTCACGTCCACCCACGCTCCAGCAAGAAGTGTGGCGGTTGAGCGTGCGGACCACGAGCCGGCCCCGTACTTGTTCTTTCCTCGACCCCAGACGTAGTACACCGCACCTGGCGATAGACCACTGAGAGTGAGGTTGTAACCCGTAACGATCGTCTGTGGCGTGTTCGGGTCAGTGCCATAGCCGGTCTCCCACGCTGTGATGGGGGAGCCACCATCTCCGTTGCCGGAATATACCGTCTTGAGCGAGGTCTGCTTGATCTCGGAGAGTGACGGTGCGGTGGGTGCTGGCGGGTAGTTGTGCGTAGTTGCCTGAGTCCTTGCAGACCAAGGCGACCAGCCCTTCGAGTTGTGCGTTCGGACCCAGAAGTAGTAGGTCTTCCCTCGGAAAAGGCCAGTGATGGTTCCGTAGCCGTCCGTACCCGGGTCGAAATATGCAGGAGACGCAGCCGTTGAGCTGTCGTCGTAGCGAACCTGCACCTGGTCGATGGCGATGCCGCCATTCGGCATGACGTCGGTGTCGCCTTGAACCCACGTGTCAGCGATCTGCTCGATGGCCCAAGCACCTGGAGTTCCCGGAGCGCTCGTACGGTCGATTGCGACGCTGAAGGTGGTCGGTCCACCGATACCGATGGTTCCGGAGTCGTACAGACGGAACGTAACCGTCTGATCCGTGGTGACATTCCAACGACCAAGACGCTGGTATGAGCCGCCCGACACGAAGTCGAACTGAAGCACACCTGAGGTGACGCCGTTGATGGTGTAGCCCCACGGCAGGTCGTGGTTGGACGTAGAGGAACCGGCCTTCAGCCAGAACTCCACGTAGGTTCCGGTGTCTCGGATCATCATGGTTCCAGAGGAACCAGTGGCCTTGGTGTAGTCGGTCATGTCACCTCCTACAGCAAGATCTTGAAGTAGATATCGCCGTCATTGCCACCCGTCGGGTCAGCAGTGCCGGACGAGATGCCGGCTGCCGTGCGATATGCAGTCTTCGTTCCGGGGATGAGCCCCTTGACCGCGGCGATGAAGTCGCGGGTACGGTTGATCTCTCGGCCTCCCCAGCGAACGCGGCCTTCCTCTCCCGTGTCCGGAACGAGTGCGTAGCCTGCCGCTGCGGCCTGGTCTCCCACAGCCATGTCTTACCTCCTTCGCTAGGGTTGGTTCGACCAGACGTCGGTGGTGTCTGCGTCGAGGTCGACCCAGGACAAGCCCGGGTACGTCGAGAGCCACGAACCGGTACTGACGAACGTGTTGATGGCTAGAGTCGGATACGTCCGCTCGCCTTCCTTGTCAGAGACGAAAATCTGCTCCGTCACACGCATCTGGTTGGCGATGCCGTCCGTGTTGCGCATCTCGACAAGGTCGCCGAGGTAGTAGTCCACTCCGTACTTGTACTGGCTGTTCTGACGGATCTCACCGTCCAGAGCCTGGATCTCACGGTGCTCGGCCAAAGCCTCCTTGCCTCGCTGAATAAGAGCTGCGTCGAGCGCAGATCCAGCAGCCAATTCGATGTCGTTGGCGTTCACGATGAGGACGTGTCGATCGAAGCCGTCCGTGTCCGGCGGGACATCAGCAGGCATGACCTCCTGAAACCCGTTCTTGGAATATACGTAGGCGACGTTCTTGGCGTCCTCGATTGAGATCAGCTCATTGGTGTCCGTCAGGTTGTCCAGCTCGGGGGCAAATATGACAGGTGGAAGGTTCGTCTGAGACGAAGTCCTGTCGCTTCCGGCGTAGACGTCGAAGTTGAGTTGAGCGATGTCTCCATTCCGAAGCAGTCTGAAGCCCAGAACCCACGTGTTCGCAAGGCTCGTGAGCGCTGCGTAGACGGTCTGGGGCTCCAGCTGAACCGTGATTGGGTCCACCGGCTCAAGGATGGTGCTTGCCGGCAGCGAAGGCAGACGACTCTCCACGATGAAGGGGATCTTGTCGTAGGTGCTGAGCACTCCAGTGACGCAAATATCGTGAACGATCTGGCGCATGATGGCTGCCGGCGTGTTGGTGATGTTCCAGGTCGGTTCGGTCGTGAGGTTGGAACGAGAAGCCTTGGCCCCTCGGTCTTCAAATATGGCCTCGATCGACCGGCCCTTGATCTTGAGGATGTCCTTGCCACTGGAGTCAGTGCCATCCTCGATGGTCTCCACCGTCATCATGCGGTCCGACTGGTTCATCGCGAGCTGCGTGCCCTTCCGGAGGAAGGATCGGCTCTCGTTCGTGGAGCGAATCGCGAGTTCGAAGTCGCCCCAACTCGCCCAGCGCTCGGTCCAGATGAGGGACTCGAAGCGATCGATTACCTCGCTCCGGCGGAGGAGACCATCGAGAATGTACACCTCCATTACAAGCCTCCGTACTTCTCGGTGTGATCAGTGGTGAACGGGACTCCCGCACCCGTGGCGTACACACGGATGAAGTTGTCACCGGGCTGGAGCTCCAGCCAAGCCGACTGAGGGCTCACTCCGTACAGGAACGAGGACTGAACGCCGCCTCGGAGGAGACGAGCGAACTTGTCGCCCTGAACCGTGCTGATGGTCAGCACGTCGCCGGCCTGAAGAGTGCCTGCGAAGTCCATCTGCCGAAGAGCCCCCGAAGGGTCTCGGTGGTAGATGGTGAACGCCGTCATGGCGCGGTTGACGTTCAGCGTGAACAGGAAGCCTGTCTCAACTGAGCCGTCGTAGCTGATCATGATCTCGTCGGTGTTGGACACCGTGTTCCCCGTCGTGTGCACCGGGACCGGGTTGTAGAAGTCCGGATCGAAGCAGATGATGGAGATGTCCACGGCCGGCTCAGCACTGAACAGGTTGGTCTCGAAAGACTCCACCCGTCCAGAGATGTACGCGACGCTGTCGTCCGTGTCGTAGAACCTGAGATCCACGGCAGCCTTGGACATGAAGCAGGCGTAGAGCCGGCGGCGGAGGTCCCGCACCGACTCGTTCGCCGAGAAGTCCGGAACCAACGAGATCGTCAGCTTGATGTTCCGTTCCTCCCGCCTGGAGGACTGGTACTGGGATCCGTCCAGCTGTGCGAAGGATGACGAGGTGATCGTCGCCTTCACTGGATCGAGTCCCTCCACGTTCTCCAGAAGGAAACCGTGGTCCAAGTCCTCCAGGGGGAGGTTCAGGAGGGCGCCCTGATTTGAAATTGCCTCAATGCGTTCCAGCATCAGTTCTTCAGAGCTCCCTTCGCTGTCGAGATCTGGTTCTTGGTCTGCCGATAGATGGTTGCCTCAGACAGAGCCTTCGGCGAGTTGTTGATCTGAGTGAAGCTGAAGCTGTCTCCAGCACCGGCCAGGGCGAATTCGTCCTGAGCACCCTTGTTTGCTGCGTGCTCGGCGGCGGCGATCTTTGCGCTCTTGAACGCAGACCCCACCTGGATGTCCTTGTCTCCGAATAGAGCTCCCATTTTGACCGCATCGGCCTGAACCTGAGTCAGGTCCAGAACGGGGCGAATCGTCGGGTCGACATCGACCTCGGACATCGCATCCGGCAGACCGCTGAGGGTCTTCCGCATGGCTTCGATGGTTCCGTGGCCAACCTGCTCCGCAGCCTTCTCGGTAATGCTCGAGGAATCCTTCAATCCCTTGGCCAGGCCCTTGACGGACCAGTCTCCGACCTTCATGAACACTCGGGACGGGGACTTGATACCAAGCTTCTTCTTGATGGCGTTGACCATGGCGTCGGCCAGCTTGTCCATCTGCGCGGCAAGGGCCTTCTGCTGCGCCTCGAGCCCCTTGACGAGACCGGCTGCCGAGTCGACAGCGGCCTGGTAGAGGGCCTTCGACGCAGAGTTGCCCAAGTCCTTCGCGGCCTTGTCCAGAGCGGAGCCCAGGGTGTTGATCTGGTCCACCGCGGTCTTGCCCCCCTCCAGCAGTTGCTGGGCGAAGGCCATTCCTTCCTCTGGTCCCTTGGCCAGGAGCTGCTTGTACATCTCGTCGTTGAGACCGAGCTCACGCAGCTTCTGGAGCTGAGCCGTGTACAACTGGGTGTCCACGACCTGCTTTTCCAAGTTGGCGACGAAGTCGTCGAGCTTGGTTTCCTTGTTGAAGTCCGGCAGCTTGTCGTACTGGTCCTGCACCGACTTGGCGTAGTCGTCGCGGGTCTTCGTGGCGTCCGCCAGCACCTTCCGAGCGTCATCCAGCTTCTTCGTGACGGTGTCGTACGAATTGGCCAACTGACCGAGCTTCTTCTGCTCGTCCGAGTAGCTCTTCAGGAGTGCGCTTGCTGCGTTGACCTTCTTCTGCTCGGCCTTGGCCTGAGCCAGCTCCGCCTTCGCCTTCTTGATCGCGCCGTAGTCCTTCTTGCGAGCCTTGTTCAGCTTCGCAAGACGCGCCGTGGCGTCGGCGACGTCCTTGGCGATGGCCGTCTGAGTCTCCTTCACGAGATCGCGCATCGACTTCATGGCCGCGTCGACCGCAGCCTTGTTGCCGTGAAGACCCTTGGCGAAACCCTCCACCGAGAACTTACCGAGCTTGGCGAACTCCCTTGAAGGCGAGTGAATGCCAAGCGCACTCTTTGCCGCGTTTAGCGCCGACTTGGCCAGACCCTTTGCCGCGTTCACGACTGAGGTCAGACCACCCGTGATGCCGTTGACCATACCCTCGACGATTGCCGAAGCCAGGTTACGGCCAGCCGCATTGAGAGCCGCCGAGTTGCTACGGATGGAGTTCGCGACGCCGTTGATCAGGGCGATGACCGCCTTCATGCCTCCGTCAACAAGCCGCGGCACGTTCGTCGCGATGGCGTTGATGAAGGCGAGCATGATGTCCGTCGCCTTTCGGGCGAACTGTGGAATATAGCCCTGAATGACGGTGAGCAACCGCAGAATCATCTGAGCACCACGCTGCGCCAGGACCGGGATCAAGATGGAGACCGCCTTGATCAGGCCGAGAATAAGCGTCGTCATGGTGGAGAAGAACTGTGGTGCTGCCCGCTGGATTGCGGCTAGGAACGAGATGAGCACGACGGTGATGGCGTCGATGATCTTCGGCCCGGACTTGGAGATGACCACCGCGATTGCGATGATCCCCAGACCCACCTGCTGCGCGAACAACGGGATGAGGTTCAGGAGTCCAGCGAAGCCCACGGTTAGAACCGCGAACCCTGCCGTGCCGATGGCGACAAGTGTTGCGAACCCAGCAGCGAAGGCCGCGAAGCCCACACCAGCCAGAAGCATTGCGCCGCCGATCATCAATATGGCCGTACCGAGAGCGAACAGGCCCGGAGCCACGTACATGGCTGCCGCACCAGCAACGATGAATATGCCGAGTGCGACGGCGACCGCACCCAGACCGATGGCTAGAGTCTTGAGGTCAGCCTGTCCGAGGAGAAGGATGACGGGTGCCAGCATCATCAGGGCGCCAGCGATGGCGATGATCCCAATGCTTCCGGAGAGGGCCATAGGCCCACCCATCAGGTTTGCAGCGATGGCCAGAAGGCCAAGCGCGATGGCGATCGTTCCGAGTCCCTTGGCGAGAACTTTATAGGGGAGTGTGCCAAGGAGTGCGAGAACTGGAGCCAGAACAGCCAGAGAGCCGGCCAGAGTGGCGATGGCCACGGCACCCTTCACTGTGGTCGGCGCGGCCATGAGCTGGGAAGCCCCTGCCAGAAGACCGAGGGCGATCGCAATCGTCCCAAGGCCCTTGCCGAGGACCTCATACGGAATGAGGCCCAAACCAACGATGATCGGCGCGAGAAGCGCCAGAGCGCCAGCCATGGCCACGATTGCAGCCACGCCACCGGCACCGAACTTCGACATGATGGCGCTCATGCCCGCCATAGCCCCGATGAGGACCACGACCGCGGCAACGCCCTTGACGAGCTGTCCGGTGTCCATGTTTCCGAGCTTGCTGACTGCGAAGGAGATCAAATATATCGCGCCAGCCAGAAGGATCAGGTTGGCCCCAGCCTTGAGGCTGCCGGAGTCCATCTCTGCGAACTTGGTGTAGAGAGCCAGCGCCCCGATGAGGGCCGCCGTACCGATGAGACCACGAGCCATCTCCTCCCAGCTAAGGGAGGCGATCTTCTTCACCGCCGAGGCGAGAAGCAGGATGGCTCCAGCCATGAGGACAAGCCCTGCCGATGCCGCGAGGACTCGGCCAGCCGAAACTGGCGTCTGTCCCTCGACGACCTCCATCATGCCCATCAGCGACTTCATCGAGAAGGTCAGACCAAGCATCATGGCACCAATGGCACCAAGAGACATGGCCAACTTCCCCGTGTCAATCGTGGAAATGAGCTTGAGAGACAGAGCGAGAATGCCAAGAGCCACGGCAATCTTGAGGATCGCGTTGATCTTGACCTGCTTCTCCATCGTCTCGGAGAACGACTTGAGCGTGTCACCGATGCTCCCGAAGGAGTCCTTGATGGCCTGGCCGATGCCCTTGAAGTCATCGAAGAAGCCGTCCATGTTCTTCATGAAGTCGCGGATGGACTTGTACATGAGGATGAAGAACCCGGTGTTGACGACGGCGATCGCGTCCTGCATGTCGAGGTTCTTGATGAACTCGGCGATCTTGTCGGTGATGGTTGTGAAGAGGTTGCCGATCGAGTCTCCGACCGGGCCAAGGAAGTTCCGAACAGCCTCGAAGGCCTGCTTGATCTGCTCCCAGGCTGCCTTGACCTGCTCTCCAGCACCAGCCAGGACGCTTGCGCCCTTGGCCGCTCCCTCGGAGCCCTTCTTGAAGGCGTTGAGGCCGAGGTTCTGAATAGCGAGACGAAGCTTTCCGAAGTTCTCGGACAGCTTGGACAGCATGTTCTGGAGCGGCTCGAGCGCCTTGATCCCGAGGGACTTCAGGAACTCGCCGGCGATGCCGGTAGCATCGCGGAGGTTGGCAAGCAGGTTGCGGACATTTGCCGTCATGCTCTTCCAAATGCCGTCGGCCAGAGCACCGAGACCACCGAATGCCTGCTTGATCTTCGCGATGAAGCCAGGGAAGTCCCCCGAGAGGAGGGCACCGAAGGCCTCAGCCACCTTGCTGAGGATGGCAATGAGCGGAACGAAGATGGCCGCGCGTGCGGTGTTGATCGTGGAGAAGAACTCCTTGATCTTACCGTTGGTGCCGAGCCACTCCTGGATCTTGACGATGAAGTCGCCGACCGCCGCAGTCAAGGCCAGAATCCCCCCGGAGCCATTCTTGGCGATTCCGAACAGGTTGAAGAGTGTGGAGACGACTCCGGAGATGATTGTGTACCCCACCTTGAAGATGGCGAACACACCAGCGAAGGTTCGCTTGAGCCGGTCCATGTTCTCAGGTCCCATTTTGAGCCCAGCAGCGAAGTCTCGGAAGTTCTTCGTCAACTCAGCCAGCCTCTTGCCGGTCATCGGCGGGAAGATCTGGTTGAAGGCGTCCTTGATCGGCTTGATCACCGAAAGCAGAGCCTGGAAGCTGTTCTTGAGCCCGTCGATGAGGGCATTCCGGCCTCCAGCCTTCTTCCACTCCGTCAGCATCTTGTTCCGGTTGTCCTGCATCTTGCCCAGGAACGTTCCGACGTAGTTGGTCAGCCCAGTGAAGAGGGCCTTCGACTCCTTGAGGTTACCCAGCACGATCTCGAACGTGTCGGTCCACCCGGTACCCACCCCTGCCTTCAGGGTGTCCATCATCATGGGGAGAGACTTGACGTCCTGAGCCGCAGCCAGGGCCTTGCGACCGATGGCCGTGAGCGGGTTGCCGTAGTCTCCGAGGACCTTCAGGAGGACCTTGGAGGTGGCCCACCCCTCCGAGAGCTTCTCGTTGAAGAGAGCCGCGGCGGTACTGGCCGTGCCGGCCTTGGTGCCGGCGATGTGATAGGCGTCCCGACCGACCTTCTTGAGGGTTCCAGCGGCGACTGCCGACTGGATCATGTAGTCCTTCCACTGCTTCGTGGCGACGTTCGCGAGGTTGAGCGACTTGTAGTCGGTCGTCGTCAGGAAGCCACCAGCCAGCGACTGGGAGAGGTTGTACATGGCGATCGAGGCTGCGCCGGCGCCCTGACCCGCGAGTGCGGTCATGTTGGCGATACCCTTGATGGCGGGAACCGCCTTCTTCAGGTCGATGCCGGCGTTCACGAACTTGGCCAGAGCCCCAGTCATGTCACTGAGGTTGTAGATGGTCTGGTCAGCATAGGTGTCGAGCTGCTTGAAGTAGCCGTTCACTTCGGTGAGGCTCTTGCCAGTCGCGTTCATGATCGTCTGAACTGAGGTCAGCTTCTCGTTGTAGTCCGAGAAGCCGTTTCCAATCGGTCCGACAGTCAGAGACTTGGCGAGTTGGATCCCTGCGTTCACCGCCTTGTTCGCGATGGTTGCCAGCGCCGTGACGCCGATCACCGACAGCGCCGAGAAGCGCGATGCCAGGTTGTCGACATCCTTCGGAGCCGAGCTGGGGATGAGGTTCTTTGCTGCGGAGGCCACACTCACGAGGCCCTTGGCAGCGTCCGTCAGCTTGAGCTTGTCGGCGAGCTCGCCGAGAGTGCTAAGAGACTTCTTAGCGTTGGACTCGAAGTCCTTGTTGTTCAACTTCATCTCGACGACGCGCTCTTCGACGCTGTTGCTCATTCTGATGTCACCGCCTTCCAGGCATTGTCTGCGATCTGGTCAAAGATCGGCTTGAGTGCAGGGTTGATGTAGTCCCGTCCTTCGACCCATCCGCCGGTTCCGGTGGCGTGGCCGTACTGAAGCATGACGGCGACGGGAAAGCCGCCTTCGATGTCTGAGTTCGACCAGACGATCTTCCAACCGTTCCGGGTTCTCACGACTTCGTAGTACCAGGAGTTCGCGGCAATGCCGGAGTCCCTAGGAGTGGCTGAGGCGAGAGCTCGCACACCGGCCTGTCCATGGGACTCCAGCACCGCACGGATGTTCTTCTTCGGAGCATTCCTGAGAAATGACTCCGTCTTGCTGAAGGAGCCGCGAGAAGTGAAGCTGATGTCCACGTTGGGCTCCTTTCGGGTTACGTGATGAAGCTGAGCTTCGCCACGGTTGTCCAGATGGCAGCAGCCTTGTCGAGGATCATCTGTTCCCCAACGAGAGCTGCTGTGTTTCCCTTGACTGCGACCTCGGGGTCGGTCCCGATGTAGACGGAGAAGCGAGTCCTGAACGTCAGAGGATCAGCAACAACGGACGTTGCGAGGGCCAGGCGAGACGCATGGTCCTGGGTTGTGTCGGGCTCGAGAATGACTTGACGCGCCTGGTATGCGGCCGCAGCAATGCATTGGTCCATGAACGTCGGGTCTTTCACGAGGACTGCCGCATTGGCGAGAGCTCCCATGTAAGCGTCCTTTCTTATGATCCTCCGGGATGCCAGGAGAGGTTGTCGAGGGAAACATAGGCGTTGGTTGCCGTTGTACCGAGAGCCACAACCGCCATGCCGCCACCCGGAAAGATGTCGATTCGAGCGGAATATGCGCCCGCGCTCGCAATGCCGATCGCGATCATGCCCGAGGTTGGAGCAACTCCATCCGGAGCAAGCTCAGGATATGGCAGAGTGGCGAAGAGGTTGTTCGCCCCCGTCAATCCACTCTTCATCAGACCGCGAAGGGCAACCCTTCCATCGGACTCAAGACGCCAGGCCGGCGCCGGAAATGAGGTGTTGTATCGAACCCAGCTACTGGTCAGCGTGAGATCTTTCCAGTAATCCTGAACTCGACCATCACCCCACATATAGGAGCCAGAGAGCGTATCCGAGTTACAGACGGCAACCAGGATCCAGTTGGCCGGAACCGCAGACATGGCTGCGGTGTAGTAGACGATCCGAAAGCGACTGTTGTCAACCGATGCTGAACTGTTCTGAGGTAGCTCGTAGTACAGCGCGTACCAAGCCGACATCGGAATGGTTCCAGAAGCAACCGTCACTGAGGCCACCGTGGGATGGCCATAGACGGGGATAACTGTTCCATCGGGAGGCATGGTGAACTGGGAGTAGCCCTGTGTGAAGTCTCCTCCACCCTGTCCAAGACCCATGATGATGAAACGTTGGCTCCAGGAAATACCCGTCGAGCTGACCTTACGAACTCCTCCACCAGACAGCAGCCGCTGTGTTTTCGCCGCGAAGCGATTGAGCGAGACGGAGCTGTCGACATAGGTTTTATCGGCCTTGAGATCGAGCTTGGTCTGAACTCGAGAGACCTCGATCCGATCGATGACGACGGTCGAGCCGTTACCGGCACCCTGCTGCACCAGAACGTTGAGACGCGCACGAGGCTTGGCAAGTGCGGCCTGCACGGTGAACGTGAACGTTGCCCAGTTCGTACCGAGGGTCCCGTAGAGAGGCGAACCCCCAGCCTCGGCAGCCCCAGAGCCGGATGGCTGCGGAGAACCGTTCTTGTCCGACTGGAAGAGCCCAACCGAGATGACCGGGGCCACGGCTGCTGCGCCCACGATCTTGGCTCGAATGGACACCGTGATGACCTCGTTGCCACGAACAACAACCTCTCCGCGCTCATAGAAGCGTTGAGAAGAGGACGCCGCTAGGACAAGCTTCATCGCCTGATAACCCGTCTCGAACTCCCCAGCCGTCTGAGTCAGTGAGGCGGCAACCGTCCCGCTTCGCCAGAACATCTCATAGGCATCGAGGTCCTCAGCTGAGAAGAAGGGGTCGACTAGCGGCCAGACTTCGCTGCTAGCCCCAGTGACGGGAGTCCAGTAGTCGTTGTAGAACGGTGGGCACTTGTCGACGTTCGGCTGGATGCAGGTGTAGAGCCTGCCGCCATAACCCACCGTATTGTTCACGACGTAGGAGTTGCTGTTCCCCCACCGAGCGCCAGCAGTCATGTTGACGCCGTTGGTTCCGGGGTCGCCCTTCGGACCTCGAACACTTCCGGCCTGAATCGTGGACCCGTCGTGACGGGTGAGCACGAGGTTATCACCGACGACATCGCCGTCGACAACGGACGCCGCCTCGATAGCGAGCATCCGGTCCTTGGTCAGTCCGTCAACGGTTGCCATGGATGCTCCTTTCTAGAGCGAGGAGAGCTGGTAGGTATCGTCTGAAATATAGACGGCCGAGGGCCAATCGATCTCAAACGTTCCGTCTGGATTGACGGTGATGGCCTCATCAGGACCGATTGCAGTCCATGTTCCATCGCCATGATCGATGACTCGAAGGATGGCGTTGGCTTCGAATATGTCGAACGCCTCGAAAGGGTCCGGAATTCGAGGAGCGGACTCGTCAGTTCCATAGAGGATGGTCTCAAAAGCCTCAACAGCCGCAGGATATGCAATCGTTGTGTCAATCACGAGGTGAGACACGATGATGTTGCCAGGGCCCTTAAGTCCTCGGGTAGTGAGAGTCCACTGGAACGTAGAGGCGTCATCGTAGACGTAGTTGTTCTGGGACGGTGTGACCACCGCGTTGTACACGATGTGGATCTGGTGTCCAGTTGCCGTCTGCGTACGGTATGACAACCCAAAGTGAGTGCGCTGAATCGGAGCGATGAGGCCTGGACTGAAGCTTGAAGGATAGGTGAGGGCCGACACGGTGGCCGAGAACTCACCCATTCGACGACGATTGCCGATTCGCTTCCCGTCAAGGTAGCGAGGGCGGTCGTCGGCCTCAGAAGGAGACTCTTCCACCGACACAAGGCCGTTCCAAACCTGTCCAGGACCGTTCAAGGGGTAGAACACCCCTCGGTCGACCCCGAACGCGTAGTCGCGATCTGAGACGTTGTCCCAAACGAGTTTGGACATGTGAAAGAGCCTCCTTCCTGAGGACTAGTTCCAGTCGTACATGGACGACATCGAGTTGTCGACTGGGCCATCCCAGGCGTAGTTGATCCCGAAGGAGTCTGCGGTCGATCCGTCGAAATATGGCGCTACGAGATCAGCGATGGCTGAGACCTTCTCCACCATGGCCTCGGTGAACTCGAGAACCGTTCCCGCCGGTGCAGAAGCAGCCCCAGAGTCGTTGTAGATCAGCCACCGAATGCTGGCTGAGCCGTCGCCCGCAGCTGCCGCAGATGGTCTCTCGATGTCGACCCAACCAGAATCCGGAGAAAGAATGGTCTCAGTAGCGGAGTTCCCAGCAATGACGTTGACGATGGCTGGCGTTGCGGTGTAAGCCGCAAGAGCTGGCGACAAAGGGATGTCGACGCCTCCGCCAACTTGTCGAGCCTTGAGGCGCCCAGAGAAGAACTCCCCTGGAACAACGGCGACGCTCGTCACCTGCGTGAAGCCGAACAGACCTGACGAAGGGACTGCTCGCTTACACAGGATTCGATAAACTCCGGGCTCGCTCTGCCATCCCACAACGCCGGATGTTGCGGCGTAGTAGAGGAATGGAGCTTGCGTGAAGGTTGGTCCCTTGAGGATCGGCTGGGAAGCTCCGGCAGTCGCGGTCCATGCCGAGGTCTGCTGAAGTGTCAGACCTGTAGTGTCGCCGTCGAAATATGGCAGAAGCACATCCGACGCCTCGACCAGAACCGCAGCCAGATCCAGCGTGTCGTTGACCGCCCAGGCTGTGCCTCCAACGGCATACAACCGAACATAGGCGTAGACGTGGGTCGCTGGAACGGTGAAGGTTCCAGAAATCCGAACAATCCCGTTGCCAACATCCGTTGTGGCTGATGTGAAAACAACCGTCTGAACGGTGTTCCCTGAGTCGTGGGTTGTCACCAGCATCTGGCAGGTTCGACCGACATGGTTGGACCTGGCGTACCCGCTGATGTAGTACGTCACTCCGGCCGTGACCGGAATTGCCGAAGTGGTGGGTGAGCCGAACACGATCCCCGTCGACGGAAGAGCACCGGTCGTGACCGCTGTCCAAGTCTGACGGAAATATGCAAGGTTCTGGCCATTGACGACGAAGGAACCATCCGGAGCTACTCGAGATCCAGTGGTAGTTCCAACACCTTGGTTGACCTGGGTCCAATCGGTTGAGTTAACCGAACAGGTGGGGTTCCGGAAGAGATTCCGTCGAATCTCAACGGTGCCGTTGGTGGTTCGCCAAGAGGGGTTCAGATGGAGGTTCTTGTGAACCAGGGGCCCGTTGCTCTGGAACATCGTCACCAGCTCGGAGACGAGAGGCATCCGAGCTGAGTTGACTTCTGTGCCGTAGAGGATGTCCTCGATAGCGGCCAGAAGTCCCCGGGGGGTCTCACGGCTGTCGATGACGAAGTGGGCTGTCGGCTTCATCCCCGTCAGCGACGGAGGAAGCGTGGTGACGCCCCAACTCATCCGAGAAGCCTCCACCGAGTCGCTCACGGTGCCGTTGCTGCGCTGGGCAGGGCCGGCAAGCGCGTTGTAGACGAAGTGGATCTTGTAGCCGAGTTCCGGACCCTCGACGGCATTGCCGACCAAGGTCCGGTAGCTGAAGTTGAAGGCCTGACGCGGCTGCTGAGTCGCAATCAGACCATTGTGGATCGCTCGTGACCCGTCACACGGGCCGAACTCCTTGGGGGACGAGAAAGCCTCAATCGTCGCCTCATACTCTTCCGAGGAGGCGATGTTGCGGAACTTGTACCCGTCGATGTAGGCCGGCTTGGCCTCTCCACCAGTCGGAGACTCGCTCACAGACGTGAGGCCGTTCCACGGAACACCCACACCATCGCCGGTGTAGAGAACCCCGCGATCGATGCCGGTCTCGAAGAAGCGCTCAGTTGCAACGCCCCAGTTCAGTCGTGCCATTCCGTGTCACCTCCTATCCGTTGGAGCCGTACTCACGACGGCGCTGTTCGTTGATCTCGCGGTGCCGCTGGGCGAGCTCGCGACGACTCATCTTCTTGGGCGGCTGGTTCTTGTGGTTGCAGACCTTGATCAGTGTGAGGAACCGGTTGAGATGCCAATACTGGGCCTCCCACGGGATCTGCAACGCAACCATCCAGTAGTACATGAGCTCGTTGGTGATGATCTCACGGTTCTGCGGGGCGTTCTTGGGCTCCGTGAACCAGGTTGCGGTCATCTTGGCTGCGATGTACTGGTTGATGTCCTCAAGGTTCTGTTTTGTGATCTTTTTGATGACCTCGTCGGGGACGTCCGGGGTCTGAATCATGCAGCGGATGTAGTACGCCGTCTCTTCTGCGGACTTGTCGTCCGAGGTGAGGAACGGCTTCTCGTACTTCATCTCCCATTTTGAAAGGGAGAACAGAGAGTGCTCAAGCTCCAGCTTGAAGAACTCAGTCTCGACAAACTTCTGTGTCGAGTTGTCGAAACCTTCAGCAAGAGGCACTTGAATAGTGAGCACTCTCTGTTCTCCTTTCAGTACGATGACCTAGTTGGTACTAGATCAGGGGGTCACCGGGTCGGTGAACATCGCGATGACGTCCTCCGGCAGCGGCAGCTCGGGCTCCGTGGCGGTGTCGCCGTAGAGGAGGAGCTTGAGGGCCTCGAGGTCGGCGGCCTGCACCTGGGTGCTGTCGATGACCATCATGGCTGTGGGCTTGAAGCCCGGGACCTGCACCGGCGTGGTGGTGAACTCCCACGAGAGCGTCATCGCCTCGGGCGAGTCGTTCACGGTGGAGTACGCCTTCTCGGACGGCGCGGCCTGGGCGCCCCACACGAGGTGGAGCTTGTAGCCCTTGTCACCGTCGAGGTCGGTGCCGATCTTGGTGCGGTAGGCGAGCCCGAACGGCTTGCGGGTCTGCTGACCCAGGTAGACGCCCTTCTTGGGGGCGGCCGTGCCGTCGTGCTGCCCGAACTCGATCGGGGACATGAAGGCCTCGATGGTGCCGCCGAACTCCTCGGCACTGATGAGGTTCACGTACACGATGTTGTCCGCGTACTGCTTGTTGGACTCGGCGCCGGAGGGGGACTCCGTGACGGACACGAGACCGTTCCACGGAACACCCTTGTTGTAGGCACCGGTGTTGTCCGGCGTGTAGAGGACGCCGTGGTCGACGCCGGTCTCGTACCGACGCTCCCCGGTCTTGTCCCAGACGATCTTGGCCATGCGTTGACTTCCTTTCTAGAAGTACAGGTTGAACACGTCGTGGTTGAGGTTGTCTCCCGCGTACCAGCGCTCATGCGTGGTCATTGGAAGACTCGCGATCTTGAGGATCTTGTCCGAGTCCGGATCTTGATCGATCAAGGTCAGTGTGTACCGCTGTGTGTAGCGATACAGCTGGTTGTCCGCGAACTTGGCATCTGCCCGGTCACGTTCGTAGCGAATGCAGGGATACTGCATGATGAGATTCGCCGGTGGCTGGAAGTAGACGTTCTCGCTGCCGAGAATGCCGACAAGGATCTCATGGAGCTGGAGTCGCCTCTGCTCGAGGTCCATTGTATACACCTCCCAACCGCAGGAGCAGGCGAGGGCGCTGAACGTCGACCGAAGTCACAGTCCAGACAGCCCCCGCCCACTCTACGAACCGAATGGCAAAGATGTGTTCGTTCGCGTAGGCATCCGCCATGATGCTCAGCGCAGTGCCCGTGGAGATGTCCATGTTGACCTTCTCCACTTCGTCGAGCCGGCGGTTCGGTCGGACTTCGTCGCCGTAGTACGGATACTCGGTGATGACGTCCTTCCAAACCCCCGGCTTGACCTGAACTGATTCGGCGTAGCCCACCTTCCCGAAGAACTTTGCCATGGGGGTCAGACCTCAGCCGGCACCCGTCACGGGGTGTAGGTGAAGGTCCAGTCCCGCGTGGTGTTGGCCGGGAAGTAGTAGCCCTCGTCGGGAGCCGCCACGACCTCCGTGGTCTCGGTGATCACGTGGTCACCGGGAGCCCAGGACACGTCGTTGCCCTCCCACACGACGCCGCGGACGTCCGGGATCGTCACCTTGTTGGTCACGCCGTCAAAGCTCGGCGCGGTCGGGGTCACCGAGGTGCCCGAAGCGCGCTTGATGACGACCGCCGACAGCGGCTTGTTGAGACCACCGGACAGGCGGGTCTCCTGGAGGTACTTGTGCTGGTTGAAGTCGATGTCGAAGTCCTCGAAGGACGTCAGCTCGCCGCCCTTGTTGGTCCCGATCGAGTAGTCGGCCAGGTTGACCATGATGGCCACCAGGTCGTCGTACTCCGAGAAGACGTCGACGGTGACGATCTTCGAGACGCGCAGCTTGTCCGCGACGGACTGCTCGTTCTCGTAGAGCGGCCGGCCGAACTTGTCCTCCTCGAGGAGGATGTCGGTCAGGACGGCGTCGTCGATGAAGAGGACCGGCTTGCCCGAGCCGCGGTACTTGGAGCGGGCACGGACGATCTCCTTGACCATGTCCTTCGGGGCGGTGTTCGGCGCCAGGGACGCCGGGATCGCGTAGAAGGGGTCGTCGTGGAGGATCGAGCGGATGCCGTCGCCCGAGAGCGCACCCTCGGGGTCCTTGATCCGGTCCTCGTTGAGGTCCGAGCGGCCGTCGCCGACGAGGATCGCGCGGGCGAGCTCCTCCTCGAGCATGAGACGGATCTCGACCTTGAGCCAGGCGACGATGTCGATGTCGTTGCCGATGTCGAGGACGTCGTCACGGTCCAGCTTCTGCTTCTTGTAGATGGTGGCGGGGCCGGTGCTCCGTCGGAGCAGCTTGATGACCTCCTCCTTCTTCTTGTGGCCCTTCATGTAGCCCTTGGCCCGCGCCTCGTCGGCGGTGATGTCGGCCACGAGCGTCCGCACCTTGGCGAACGGCAGCTTCTTCACGTTGTCGAGGACGTCCTTGACCCACTCCTGACGACGGGAGTAGATCTGGAGGCCGGCCGAGTCGAGCTTGGCCTCGGGGAAGAGGAACTCGATGTCGGCGATGCCGTACTCGACGGTCCGGCCGGCCTCGTTGGTCGCGTGGGCGAGGTAGTCGTCCTTGAGGTTGCCGTGGGCGAGTGCCTCGCCGAGGGCCTCCTTGAACGAGCCGCGCTTCTTCGCGTCGGCCATGATGGCCTGGAAGTCGCTGTGCGACAGGGTCTTGGTGTTGCCGGCGGCCGCGTTGGCCTGGTCGAACACGTTGCGCGTCATGCTGGTGGATCCTTCCTGGTGGGTGAGGTCGCCCTCGTCGGTGTTGCTGTCGTTGGACGGGGTGTCCTCGGACTCGGTGTCGGTGCCTGCGTCGGCCTCGTCGTCGGAGTCGGTGTCGGAGTGCTTCGCATCTCCCTCGCCACCCAGCTCCTTGGCCTGCTCCTCGAGCGCCTTCTCGAGCACGTAGTTCATCGCGTGCTTCTGCTTCTCGCTCATGGAGTCGAGGATGTCCCCGAGGGGCTCCTCATCCGCAGACTCGGCATCGGCCGAAGCCGTGTCCGCGTGCTCGACGTCGTTGCCGGACTCGTCGTCCGACCCGAGGTCGTCGTGCTGGAGCTCGAGGCCGGTGTAGATGATGGCCTCGTCGTCCAGGGTCTCGATGAAGTCATCCGAGTGGGCGATCCGGATCTGGTCGATGAGAGCGCCGGGATTGGCGCCGCTCAGGACCAGGGAAAGCTCACGGATGACCCCGTGGAAGACCTGCTTGGACTTCTCCTTGAGCTGGTTGGCGTAGATCGACAGGGACACGACGTCCCCGTGCTCCACCAGCGTCTTGGCGTGCTTCGCCTCGGGGGTGTCGTTGAAGTAGGCGTGCGCGTACACACCGTCCTCACGCTCCTCGAGAACCGCGTGACCCAGGACGTTCTTCGGGTCATCGTGGGAGTGCTGCCACACGAGAGGAACGGTCTTCTTGTCCTGGTGCGCAAAGGCACCACGCATGATCGTTCGCCCGTCGGAGCACTTGAGCCCCACCTTGGTCGCGTAGCCGCTGAAGTCAGCGTGGTCAGCTCCCATTTTGAGGGTCTCCTTCCTGATTGGTTGCTGCCGGCTCCGACGGACCCGGCGGGTTGGTGTTGATGTTGCTGTTGTTGAGCTTGTCAGCCTTCGGATCAGTTGACGGCTTGAAACCGAAGAACGGTCGAAGTTCGTTCGCCGAAGCGATCTCGTTCCGACTGAGCTGGTTGCTGATCTCGCCCAGCTTCTCCAGAGGAACCAGCTTGAACGGATCACGGAAGTAATCGATCGTCTGGTTCTGCGTCCTGGCCGTCTTGGTCAGGAACTTCCTCCGGAACTCCTCCACGACAGCGTCGAGAAGGGGTTCGATGGTCCGGCTGTAGTAGTTAAGCATGGCTGCCTCATCGGCAGTGCCGTTCATGATCTCCACAGTCAGGCCGAGCTCACCGTAAAGCATGTTGGTGAGGTACTCGACCGTCTTGAGGAGGTTGTTCTCAGCCGGGCGGTTGAGCTGGGTGATCTTCTCGGTCCCATCGGTGTAGGCGATGCCGTACTGGGAACCCTTGAGCTGGAACTCGATGTCCTTACGACGCTGCTCGGCTTCGTTGCGCCGAGTCTGGTTCTTGATGACGTAAGGGAGCTGGACGATGAGGTCCAGCTTTCCTGAGCTCGCCTGCTCATCGACAACATCAAGGAGGTTGAGCTTCCGGATGAGTCGCTGAAGGGTCGAGTTGCGCTCGTTCATGATCGCGTAGAGAGGATTCTCGACGATCGCCGTGGTTCGCTTCTCGAGCCAGATCTGCACGTGCTTGCCGGTCTTGTCATTATAGAGATCGACCTTCACGTGGCGCGGACGCCAGTCCACGATCTCTCCGACACGCATGTCGAGGATGTCGTAGCCGCCCGTCACCGTCGGATCGAGTGTCGTCTCCACTGGAACCACCGCGATGACGCCCTTGTCAAAGAGCTTCGTCACGATGTCCTGTCGGAACATGCGACCCGCTTGGTCGATGTTGGCCCCAACGGTCAGACACTCATGCAGACCTGACTTGATTGTCTCCTTGTACCGGTCGTTGTCGTCGAGCCGAACATGTCGGATCATGACACCGGAGAAGTCGACGCTTACCTTCGTGTAGATCGACGTGATGATGGAGCGCTCGTTTGAGAACCGAGTTCGAACACGGTCTGGACGAGTTCCGAACGACGACGATCCGCCGAATCCGGTCAATGCAGAAAGCGGGTTCTGCGACTGCGCAGAATCGGTGAAGGCATTCCAGGCGTGAGCGAGACGCTCCAGGCCCTGGCTAAACCTACCCATTGCTCACCTCCTTTCCTTCGTTGAATGCGGTCATTCGAACATCTCCTTGTTTGCCTTGTAGGCGATGTATGCGTCCATCATGGCCGCGACGTTGTCGATCTTCTCGTCCTGGCGCTTCTTATACAGCTTCCGGTTGCCGTTGGTGTCCTCGAGGGTGATGGCATTACCCATAGTGAAGGACATCAGCTCTTGATCGAATATGAGCTTCCGGTGCTCAGCCAGGATCTTCAGCTCGCCCAGAGGAACGGACTCAGTCTTCGCTCCCTGGATCACCTTCTCGACCCCAAATGGACCGTTCTCGGCAGTCCACCTTTCCACGAACTCCTTGGCGTTGTACGGGTCGAACCCGAAGGCCCGAACGTCGTATTCGTTCTCGAGAATGAACCGATCCAAGTCGTCGTAAACCTGCATCATGTCTAGGACCGTGCCGTCCATGACACGAAGACTATCTTCCTTGAGGAACTCGTCGTACTTCTGTCGAAGGGCCCCCGGCAGCTTCATGAGCGTGAGCTCGGTAATATAGCTGCGCGTCTTGATGCCGAAACGGTCATTCCTCAGCGGGAACATGAACGTGAAGGCACAGAAGTCGTCGCCCTGAGAGAGGTCAGCGCCCATTGCACACGGGAGCTGCCAGAAAACCTGAGGACGGTGAGGGATCGTCTCCTCGTAGGTGAAGTAGTATGTGTAACCCTCCATCGGGATGCCGAAACGCTTCGCGAGGATGTCGTTTCGGGCCGCCGGCGCCTTCTCAGCGCGCTCGACCTCGAGGTGGTACGTCTCGTAGGTAACGGTCTTGCCGAGGTTGGGCTGGGCCTTGATCCACATGGCCGGATCGGCCACCTCATCGATCTCGTCGAGCTTGTAGTGCCAGATCGAGACGTGGGGCGCGGAATATTCGCCCTTCAGGATGGACATGAGCTCCATCTTGATGGTGTCACCAGCGCCGGCTCGGACCGTTCCCTCCGAAGAGACAGAAACGATCAGGTAGTCGTCGATCTTCGATGCACCCTGCTCGATGGCACCGATGACGTCCTCACGCAGGTCGCCCGAGAGCCACTCGTCCACCGTCGCCATCTTGGTCCGAAGACCCTGAAGCTTGTTGATGGACATCGGACGGATCTCGAGGAGCGATCCGGTGAGGAAGTTCTCCACACCCTTCTTTGTTGGCACCAGCTTCTGGCGCAGGGCTCTGGAGCCCGTCGTGTTCTGGAGCGAGCCCTCCGTCAGGAACTTGAACAGGGGACCACGAGCGCGCGTGATCGCCGTCCTGATGGGGGACATGACCTCCTCTGCCTGCTTCATCGTCGGCGCAGTTGTGATCTGATGCGTCGTCGAAGTGTCGACATTGAGGAAATAGCTCTGAAGGCACGACTCGTAGAGCGACTTGGCCGCACCACGAGCAACGATGAGGTATTGCTTGTTCGTCAGCCGCTTCTTCACCGTCTTGGTGACGTAGCGACCGCCGTGGTTGTCGGGACTCGGCTCATAGACCTGACGCTCGACGAAGTAGTACCAGCAGAAGATCTGTTCAGCCCACAGTTTGAAGCTGGGGAGCAGGTGCAGGTCGCTACCGTCGGTCAGAGTCAGCTCGTTCTCGCAATATAGGATGAATCCCTCGAGCGGAGCCGGGTCGTAGTAGATGTGGGGGTTGGCGATGAGCGCGTCGATGCGGTTCATCTCCATGGAGATCTCCCGGCAAACCGGAATGTCCCCTCTGAGCACAGCCTCACGGAAGAGGCCGTAGTAATACGGCGTTGCCGTGTTCGACAGCTGACTCATCGCCAACCTCCTTTCTGGGTCAGGACCCGATCGCCTTG